ATAAGATTCTATGTTTCTAGACCCTATTCCTGCATAATTAGGAGTAAGAGTTGGAGTAGGTATTTCTACCCATTTACCATCCATGGCCTTATACCATTTTTTAGATTTAAGATCCCATAAGTGTACAGGTTTATTCATTTTTTGCGCAAGTGTAACAGCAGTATTAGTTCCACCATAAACAGCGGCGTTAAATAAATCTGTATCCATCTCTGCAATAGCAAATACACTATCAGAATTAGCTACTTGATAATAGTTTCTAACTTGTAGATTACCTTTTAAGTCATCTGCATATTTTATACCAGTAAGTCTTTCAACCTCTTTTCTAGCAAGATCCATCTCTTCTTTAGAAAGAACAGTAGCAGAAGATGTTTTTTTAATCCCAGATGCAACTCTTGCATTATTAGCATCTTTATAGTGTTTATGATTTACAACACCAAATTCTCTACCTATTTGATCCCAAAATGAATCAGCACCATAAGCTCCACCTGAATGATTTGTAAAATTAGAAGGATTTATTTCAGAAACAGCTTTATCTATGTTTACCTCTGTATATTGTAATCCAGTTTCAAGGTCAACATTAGCAATAACAATTTCACCAGATTCTTGATCAATCATATCGTATCTATCACCTGAATTTTTAACCCAAATATGATTATCAGGCATATTATCTCTGCCTTCAGTCTTTCCATTTGTAAATTCAGAAAATAAAGTATAAAAAGTAAAGAATTCATTAGGCAACTTTCCTTGTGAAGATGCTATATATTTCTTAAAAGAAGCTATATCTTCATCAAATATAATCTTTTTTGAAACTTCTCGAACATTCTCACTTGGAGTATTTTCTTGAACACTCACACCTGTTCTTTCTTCAACAAATCCAGGATCAGATCTAAGTTGTTTCATTATATCTCTAATCTCACCCTTAATCTTAGTAGGAACATTATTTCCTTCAACAACAGACTTAGTAGGAGCTTCTTTTTCATTATATTCGAAGATACTACCTTTACTAGATTTGTGTCCAAGCTTATGTGTACGAGTATATACAGGATTTCCATTAACTTCTCCTCTTAATATGAATAAACCATAATTTGGAATAGCACCTTTATCATATACTTCTTTTTGATTAAGCATTACTTTTGTAAATTTAGGGAATGTTTTATTACCCATAAAATCTACATCAACTGCAACAGAATATTTTTCTTCGTCACTGATAAATCCAGTTCCAAGACTAAATAAACTTCCGAAACCTTTTATTTTATCAGCTCTAAGCTCAGGAACTAATTTAGAACCCAATGTTTTATTATCCCATTGATGTCTTAGCATTTGATCTTTAAAGTCTTCACCTGCAACCATATTGTCAACAGTTCTAAACATCTCATCAATCTCAAATGCAATACCTTGTTCTGCAAAGAAATTATGTGGGATATGTGAAAAGAATTGATTTAAATTATTATTAAATCCAGATTGTGAGTACGCGTATCTTATTAAATCTAGTCCAAGCTTTCTTTCGGCCGGATCAGAAGAATTAAGTAGTTGAGACCACGCTCTGTATATTCTATTGTTAAAACTTTTTGTAGCTGTTCTAGAATCTATTCCTAAAAATTCGTATCCACCTGAAGTCTCTATTCTAAATTCTTGAATTAAGAAATTATCACTAGTTTCCTTAAGCGCAGAAATTTGTTCTGGTAAAACTTTAAATAAATAATCATGATCTGAGTTGTTATCTTTAAAGACAGACAATCCAGACATAGAATAAGATCTAAAAGAATTTTCTAACACTCTTCCTAATTCAGGATCAGTTAATAATCCTTTTCCCAAAGCTTCAGATACGCTGTCAAAAGCATGCAATACTTCTTGCTTACCAGCCAAGAATAAATCACTAGCTTGTAATACATCGCTAACCCATAACACTCCATTATGATAGTAATGACCCATCATGGTAGATGTAGCATGTGCATCAGTAAACCCTTTAGAAGCATATCCTAATATTTTCTTAGCATTAAGAACAGCATTCACTTTATTTTTAGCAATATGTAAAGGTAGAACTCCACCTCCATTACCTTTGGTATCAGCTTTAGCAGCAGAGACACTGGCGTTGAAAGCTCGTGCATGATCTTGAAAGAATTCAAATATATCCAGGATCTTGCCTTGTTCAATTTTCTCTTCAGTAGTAAGGGCGCCTTCTTTTTTAATTGCAGCCTCCATATTAGATGGGTTTAAAGCAGCAACATCAGCTTCAGTAGCATCACCTTTCTTAACACCATATTGTAATCTAATATACTCCATTGGAGTTACAGTTTTGCCTGAGTCTCCAAAAGTTAATCTTCTTGCAGTTTTACCATCTGACATATTTATAACATCAACTAAATCTTTAAGAATAGGTTGACCTATAAATCTGTTAACCCATGATACAGGAGCTCCTGCTCGTAATAACATAAATGTAATACCTGCTGTATGAACATTGTGGTTGCCACGAGAAATATAAGGATCTTTTGCAATATCAACATACGCGTTTAAGAATGCAGATAGTACATCACTAATGCTATTCTTACCATCTGTGTCTGTAAGGTTATCAAACTTTGTATTACCTTTAGAGTCTTTATGTCCAATACCTAAGTATCCGTTAAGCGTAATGTTTAAACTTTGGTTACTTACATGGTCCACTAACTGGTTTGCAGTCTGTGCCACACCGAACTTACCAGACAAGTATTCAAACTTAGTCTTAATTTGTTGTATAGGGCTCATAAACTGTAAACTTCCTAACTCTTGTGGAGGAAATAAACCAATAATATCATTCTTTAAGAAACCAGCGTCAATTGATGTCATCATTTGGTCGTAAGTGTGAGGACTTGTAAGAACACTAGTATATAAATCTACTAGCATATTTTGCTTACCTTTTTTAGAGTCCATGTTACTTGGTACCTTTTGGATTTTTCCATCTCTCACTTCAAGGTGATGCGTCATAACATACATCTTGTCTATATCAAAGTCACTACCAGTCTTACCAGGTACAGCATCGTAAGCAATAATACTATCTCCTAACTCAGGAGGAAGTATACCAACAATCTCTAACGGATCATTAGAAGACATCCCTTGGTTAGGTATTCTATACGCAACCATTTGTAGTGCACTAGGATCTAAAATTTCCTTAAGCTTAGCAGCTGACATGTTCCATGGATTTATTCTCTGTGGATCATTCTCATCTTTAAATTGTTTGTTATATTTATCAATAGTGCTTCTTATTGCACTATATGGTAACATTGCTTGACCAGGTAAAACTTTTCCAGTCTTTTTATCAATACGTGGTGGCTTTAATCCTTTTGGATCATAGTTATCAGATACTATTTTGATACCGGATCTAAGAATTTTAGTTGGGCCAGTATTTACACCCAATTCTTTTTGAGCAAGATTTAATCCTTCTAAAAAAGCTTTATCAATTAACTGATTTGTGTTGTGAGTAAATTCTTTATATTTAACTAATTTTTTAGCAGATTCAGAATTACGATTTTGTTTAAAACTTTCTACAACTAGCGTTTTCATCAATCCTAAACTATCTGCATCCTTCATTTCAGCAATTGTTCCTTTTCCTCTTATTTTTTTTCCATAACCTCCTATTTTATTATAAGCATCGTAAGTTTCTTTATCAAAATCTCCTGATTTGTTAGATTGATATGCATGCTCAACACTGCCGTATTCTTTACCTTTATATGTAAATCTTCTTTCTGCTAAATTAGATAAAACTTTTGTAGATTTACTTGATTCAGCTTGACCGTAATAAACATTTATAGTTCCTTCTGGAGCATCTTCTTTTACTATTTCTTTTACAGACTCTAATCCAAAAGGAGAAACTTGAATAAAACTACCACCATTGGTTTTAACTTTAATAAGTTCTTTATTAAAAATAGACATAAAGATACTTTGTACTCTTCCTGCTAATTGAGGAATAGCATCAAATGGCATCTCTTTTTCTAAGGCTGAAATAATATTTTCATCTCCACCTCTTGATTTAAATTCGTCAATAAGAGCCTCATAGACTGCCGTCATATTAGTAATCTTATTATCTTCTCCTATTCCGAACTTAGCACCAAGTGCTTCTCTTCCCTCTCCAACTAGTGATCCAATAGTATCATGAATCATTTGCATGATTTCTCTACCAGTTTTAGGTTCGCCATTAAGTTCATAGTTAGCTAATTTAGAAGATAAGTCAATACCAGCTAATATGTTCTTTTGGATTTGAGATCCAGTAAGAGTATCATGAATAAGCTTTGTAGGTAGATCTTGTTGTAACTTCCAGCCTGAATTAATTAAAGGAGTTGAATTTAATTCAAATTCTGCTAATAACTCACCGTCTTTAGTGTGAATATCTGTTATTCCTTTTGCTCCAACTTTTACGCCGTCTCGAGTAATAACTTCATGAAGTTCATCTTTTTTATTAACATATGGCTCACCTGTTGCAGGATCTATTGTCATCTTATCGTATAGAGCTTGCATTGGAGTGTTTTTAACTAAACTAGGAACTAATACAGCCTGTGAATATTTTAAATATACAGGACGTCCGTTATTAATTTCGAAATATACACCTTTCAATGATTGAGCAGCAAGCTTAAGTTCTTTAGGCCCTAGCTCTTTGCCATCTATCATTTTCTTGAATACTTTCTCATGCTGAGCACCCCATTGGCCTAATCTCTCTTTAAGAAACTTCCATCTATAAGGAGTTATCCATGCTTGAGCATCAGTGGTATTTATTCCTCCATTCACACCAGGTATTTTGTCATAAACTAAAGCTATACTTGCATTAGCTTGACTTAGTCCATAATATTTAGAAGGGTAATTTACATCAGTGCCTGGAATTACAGATCCTTTTTTTATAATAGGATCTCCTTTTTTATTTCTTATTTTTAAAGAATTAATTATTTCATCTAAAAACTTAGAGGCAACCTCAACACCATTAACTGTTGCTTGATTAAAATACTTGTGATCATTCTCACTAAGTCTTAATTGTAATCCATCAGTATATGTTGCAGGAATACGCTTAATTAAATCACTTTGATTTTTGTAGTAAGCAGGATCACCAGAAAATAACTTAGTATATTCAATAGTAGAAATAAGTCCATTAACCACATAATCACCAACCATTGTATGTACTGGTGAACTTTGAGATTCATATGAAGCCATTAAAGATTTATCAATAGTAAGGGCCTTTAATCCACCCTTTTCTTTTGGATCAACTTCTATAATTTTATTTTTTCTTAACTCCTGAAGAGTTTCTTTCATTCTATCCTTGATAGCTTGTACAACAAATGGTCTTAAAGCCTCTTTCTGAGTATTAGATAATCCAGAAATTGTAGATTTTTTAGGACGGTTATTATCATATAAGATAGCTCTAACTTCCTTAGAAGCTTCAGCAGGTGAGAATTCTGGAAACAATTGAGACTTAAGCGCATTCATACTCTTAGTATGATAGTGCTCTATCTTTTTTGAATCAGGAAGATTATCTATTTGATCAGCTGCTTCAGCCATCCTGTTATATTCATCTTCAAAGTAGCCTATAAATATATCAGATGTAGCATCATCAACCTCTGTTCCTTTACCATTAGTATATACTATACCTGTTTCAAACATTTCGAAACCTGCAAGATCCATTTTACGGGATTTATCAGCCGGAACAATAGTAGGAAATAATGACTTTTGGGCAGAAGCTTTCTTACCAAGAATTTTTACCATACTATCATTAATAGCATCAGCAATTGTTATATTAGTATTATCAACACCGTCATTTTTATTTTTGGATTTCATAGAGCTCGACAAGCCTATTTGAACATCCTGAATTCTTTCTAATGATTTAGCTTCGCGTTCACTATCATTAACAATGTCAGCAGCTAGTAAGTATTTTAACCATCTAGAATTCTTGTTATAAGTTAAGCTAGCTAAAGCTTGTATATCCATAGTATCATCTACTCCAGCTTGCTGTTTCCAGGAATTAAGCTTGTTATGTAAATAACTTAATGAAGAATAGGTCCAATATGTCTTACCTTCATTACCAACAATTGTATTCTCAGATAATTGAATAGCACTCAATCCTCTTGCAGTAGCTAATCTACCTAATACTAATTGATCATCAAATGGATTTTTAAATTCACCAGCTACAACAAATGGAGCTTTATCATCTTTTATGATAGCCATGGTTCTTTCCATACCTTCATATAAAGCTTTTACTTCACCATATCTTTTTTCCGGATCACTAACCTGAAGAATGAAGTTACGCATATCAAGGTTATTAACGTTGATACCAAGCACATTCATTGCTCCCATTAAAATAGGAAGATTCTCACTAATACTTTTAATTTTAGACGCTAATGTTCCTCTTGTTCCTACTTGACCAATAAATTTTTTCTTTGACTCAGTAATCATGTCAGATATTTGTTCAATATCGACAGCTTTATTCATCTTACCCTTGCTGGTTAAGAATTTCTTTCTAAAATTACGGCCCCATTCAGCTTTAAGCTTACTAGATCTCGAGTTTGTAGAAGAAGCATTGATTACTTTTATATTACGACCGTTAACTTCAGTTACATAATAATCAAGTTGAGCTTTAGAGAAAGCTTGAAAAAATTCTGTAATTTTATTTCTTTCACTAATCTTCTCTGAAGTATTTAATTCTTTTAGTCTGTCTACTAATCCTTCTGTCCATGGCTTAACTAGTTTTAAGCCCTCAAGCTTCTCAACCATTAAGTCAAATACATCCTGAACATCTCCTCCTAAGTTAAAGTTAACTAAGTCAGATAGCATTGGCTCCAATGTAGTCCATACGTCATCAAATTCAACAAACTGTGGTTTACCTAAAAACCTACCAGGAACAGTAGAAATAACCATTTCATTTTTACCGTTCTCATTTACATATGGAGTTCCGTCAGGATTTTTCCTAAGCTCTCTTTTAGTATCTAATACAGTGGATAATAGTAACTTTACATTTACAGACGCAGTGTCTTTAGAATTCTTTGTAAAGCTTTCAGCGAAATTCATTCCAGTGGATTTGTCTTCTTCAGCCATTTCCACTTCTGGATTTCCATTCTCATCAGTTAAGTCAACAATTTGATCCTTTCTAGCACCTGCTTTAATACGCTTGCTTGATGTAAGACCCATGTCTTCAATTTGATTCCTTACCTCAATAACAAAATCATCTTTATATTTTTCAATAAGATCTGCACGCATTTGTGCATCAGGATCTCCTACATTTTCAGCTCTATAAGCATCAATGCTAGATTGAATAGACTCAGATATCTTTAGACCTTTTATATTCTCAATGTTATTAAAATCAAATCCTTCCTTAGTTGAGAACAACTCATATCTAAGTTGATTAGTGATTTCAAATACGTCGTCTGGATCTATTTCTGGAAACTTAATCTTGTTTAAGAAGTCTTTCTTGCCATTCTTAAGTTTATAGTAGAATTGGTTACCAGATTTAAATAATCTAGGATAACCATTATCATCTTGCCTTAATGCACCTTGTTTGTCAGTCCATTTAGCATCTTTATTATTTTCCCAATCGCCGAATACTTGTTTGAATGAATCAGAAGCAATTCTTCGTGCTTCTGCATTAGCTAGTTCTTGAGTTCCCAAAATGGTAACTAGCTTTTCCTCAAACTTCATGGCGCCTATACAATTCGAATTCTTTCCCATTTGCTTTATAGCGTTTTAAAATTTATTATATTATACAATCCCAGTCTCCCTGTTCTTCAGTTTTAATTACATTAGGATCTATTTCTTTTGTTTTTTGTTTCTTATCAATCTTTTCAGCATCTTTTGCTTCTTCAGAAGATTCTACTTCTACATTCTTATTAGCTTTTAGTTCTCTTTGTGCCATTTTGTTTCTAGCTTTAACTTCTTCTGAATCATTTAAATCTACAAGAATTTCATTTATTTCAGAAGTCTTATCTGTAAATATAGCGTTTTCTCTCATAGAAAGCAAATTATTTTCAGCAATTTTTTTAGCAATCTTATTTAATTGCATTTTAGATATATCACCTTTATCAACAAACTTTTTCCAAATACCATCAGAAATAGTTTCATTTAAAGAATCTTCAACAGTAATATTACCTAAAGCAGCTAATTCTGCATCGTATTTAGCATTGATTTTATCTTTTATAAATTGATCTACTTCTCCTAAATTTAAACCTTTTGGATTATAAATTTCCCCTTTTGTATAATTATAAGGAGAATACTTTTTATCTTTAAACTCAGCTTTATTATGTATCTCTATTCTATTAAACTCTTGTAATTCTTTTTGTCTTCTTCTTTCTATATCAGCTTTTTGTGCATCTATTGATTTACTTGATGGATCTATTGTTGTTTTTTGAATAGGAACTTCCTTAATAACAGTAGATGCTTTTTGAGCAGGTTGAGCTAATCTTTCAGCATCATATCTTTCTTTTATTAGCTTACGAACCATGTCAGCATTTTTACCGTATACTGGAATTCTTTTTCTATTTTTATCAAAGAATACGCCGGCAAAGCCTTTCTCTCTTTCATCAACAACACCAGCATTATCAGAAGCTGCTTGTCTAGAATCAATATCTTTGTTAGCCTTAGTTGCTTCCTTAGGGCTCACTTCAGTAACTTCAGGAGTATCTTCAGGCACAGCAAATCCTATATCAAACTTAAATGGAGGTAATCCATTATCACGGCCAAGAGTTTTATTCTCATTAAATAATGGCTTCTCAGTACCAACAACAGCGTCAGTAGACATTACGCCATTAGTCATCATTTCTCTATATTTAGGACCTATTACAGCATCATTCCATTGTTTAAGATTAAGTTGACGTCTCTTGAAATCTTGTATAAACCCAATAAGAGCATCTCTATTATCACCTACATTCTTAGGTGTAACAATAGCTTTAACATCTGTACCATAATGGATCCATTCACCTGTTAGGTGTAAATGAGTTTCTTTACCAGCTGTTTCAGCCGTCATGTGTACAAACAATTTAGCCACATCCATTGTTTTAGCATCTTTACCTAATACAGCAAATTCAGAAGGATGATCTTCTTTAAATCTTTTAAATAACTCAGGATGTTCACTTAATCTAGCCTCTTTACCAAGCTTCTTGGTAATAACAGCTATAAGTAAGTCTGCAACAAATGTAGCTTCTACTGTTGTTGGGCGTCTTAGGTTAAGCTTTAAAGGAAATGGATCTCCATTAGCCTTAGGAACATTTAAAAATACACCACCTTTGTAAGGTACTGGATTTCCTTTGTCATCTTGTGTTCTTAATACATCTATTTGTAATCCTTCAAAGTCAGGATGATCTGTTTTATCACTAGCCTTAACTAAAGTGCCATTCTCATTAGTAACCATTAAGTCTACTTTACCCATATTACCATCAATAAATGGGAAATCCATTATATTGTTTTCAGGCACAGTGTTATCCTCAGTTTCTTCAACATGTAAGTTTCCTCCAAATTGATAAGTAACTTGAGTTTTAGTGTTTCCTTTAAACATCTGTCTAATAATAGCCTCTCTTTTTGGCAATTCATTAGTTTTAAAGAATGTATTTGATGGAGAGAATGCAGGTATATATGACCAAATCTCTTCAGTAAGCTGAATCTTTATAGGAAGATGATTAAATAAAATATCTTTTTCCTCAGATGTAAGCTTATTTTTAGGATTAGCCTTAGCTCTGTTGTAAATATTAATTGCCTGTTGGGCTAATTGCAAATATTTTCCACTAGGATCACCTATCACAAAATCTAAAAGGACTGGTTTGCCATCCTTCATTCCAGTTTTGTCCTTACCATTAAACACCCAGTCTTTCCAACCAGGACCATTAAGATTAGCATACATAGGAACCTTTATGTTCTTATACGCTTTAGTGTTAATAGCTCTATCTTGTGACTTCTCTTTGCTTTTAGTAATCTTAGAGACAGTAGTTTGCTCCTCAGCGAACTCATCTTCTACGTTATCATTAACCTTAGCGTTGTTAGCATTGGTTATAGTCTTAGTATCTTTCTTAGCTTCATTAACGGCAGCTAACTTCTCAGCTTCTCTAGCCTCATCGTTCTTATATTCTTGAGCAAGAGCAGCCTCATTAGCTAATTCCTCTATATTCTCATTAACAGTAGCAAGTTCAGCAGCTTTTTCATCTTTAGTTAAGAATGGAGCATTTTCAATTTCCTTCTTAATAGCTTCACCTTGCTCTTCATTCTCTATTTTAGAGTTGATCTTTTCTTTTAAAGCTTCTTTTTTAAGACCATTTCTATAACTTTCACTGCGAATAGCGTCATTCTCTAATTGATTAAGCATTATCTCTGCGTTATTACGCTCCTTAACCATATTAGCTTGAACAAGCTCATTAGTGATATCTTCTGTAAAACCTTGAGCTATCCTAGAATCTTCCCTTTTTTTGTCAGCATCTCTTGGATCATCTTTGTTTTCAGCATCATATTGTTTAGTTAGTTTAGATATTCTAGCCTCATTTTCTTTTATGATTTTTTCAATATGTGGTTTTCTTAACTCACTTACTTTACCTGATTTAAGTTGATCTTTGAATGCTTGATTCATTTCAGCTAAAGCTCTTAACTTAATTACTCCTTCAACTTTATTAAGTTGAGTTGTAGACATAGCATTAATATTCGGAATAGAATAAGTAGTAGATTGGATTTTTTCATCCATCTTCTTTGAGTTCTCAACAAATCTTTTAGTTCTGTAATTATTCTGGGCCATTTTAGCCGCAATATTACCTTCGTATTTATTAGAGAACTTCAAATAATCTAATCTCATCTCTTCAGACTTTTTGATTACTTCAGGAATACTCTTTTTAGCTAATTCTAGATTAAATTCACCACCACCTTGTTCTTGTAAAGCTTTAGCTTCTTCTTTAGTCATATTAGCAATACCTTGAAGAGCTTCAATATGCTGATCAAATTTACCACGATTCAATGCATCAGTAGTCATCATCAACATCATTTCATCTAATACCATCTCTCTGGCTTCAATGTTATCGTTGTTGTCAGCATCAGATAGCCTTTGTTGCATAGACATAAAGTTCTTAGCACGATCATTAAGTGTAGCTCTATAAGTCTCTTCGTAATTGCTTTCGAATTCTCTTCTTTTCTTTCCTTTTCCGAGCTCATTTAAGCCCTTACCTGCCATTTGAAATAAATTACCACCTAATCCACCAAAGAATGCAGATGTCATCATCTCGTCAGAGCCAATGGCGTCAGACATGATCTCATTATACTTATCTCTTGTGATTAATCCAGCATTTAGGTCAGCAAGTGCCTTACCTTGTTCAGCAATATAATATTGATAAGATTCTTCAGCACCTTCAGATAAGAATGTACCAATTCCACCACCAACTTTTTGTTGCCATGGTTTTAATTTTAATTGTTTACCTTTTTGAGAAGCTTTAGATAAGGCATTCTCCATTCTTCCAGTATGAGGATTGAAGATTTTACCTAATGCTAAGTATTGTGGTATATCTTGAAGTAACATAGCCCAACCTTTATTGTAGTTAGAAGCAGCGGCCTCAGAGGCTAACTTAGTTGCTTCTTCTTCAGTAAATGGTAAGCCTGTTTCTTTATTTGTTCTTTTTAAGTAATCAGCTTTTGCACTTTCGAATGTGCCACTAGCTTCCATAGAATTTTCTATATGTCTAGATACGATAGCTTGAGAAATACCTTCTGTCATCCATGTAGCTTGTTTACCCATGTTTCCAGCAACATCAAGTATACGCGAAAACTTACCACCAAGCTTAGAAGCTCCTCTACCTAAGAAGCCTAATGCTTTAGTAGCAGCCATAGAAGGAATAAGCATGCTTAGTGTAGAAGCTACACTAACACCATTACTAAACCACCATCCTGGATCTCCCGGATCAAATTTACCAGGATTCTCAGTATAAATAGCCATTTTATCTTGACTCCATGTTCTAAGACCTTTACCAGCTTCAGTCATGAAGTTACCCCAGTCTTTTTCGTCACCAGTCATATAATCCAGTGCACTACCAAGATCTAAGATATAACCTAAACCTTCAGTAGTACCAGCTACAATTTGACCAACAACAGCTTGACCAAGCATATTACCTGCTTGCTCCCAACCGGATTGATTCATAGCGCGTTGTTTATTTAAAGCGTCAACACCACCAGTAGGCATAAATATGCTAGATCCAAGATAGTCTGTATAATCTTCGATGTCTAATCCTTTATACATTTTATCTTGAACAACCTGTGGTCCTCCACCACCAAACTTAGCTTTACCTTTATTTGGATCTTCAGCAGGAACATCTTCATCACTACCACCAAACTTAGCCTTAGGTTTTGACTTTTCGTCAGTCTTAGGCTCAGTATTCATTAGTGTTTCATCTGTGGATGGATTCTCTACAATGCTTAAGTCTAAAGCTTCATTATTCTCCTGTACCATATTTATCTATTTGTGACAATAATTCATTTGCAAGATATGAAGCCATATCTGATTCACCGTGTATTTCTCTTGATGTAAATCCACCAACATGTATTTTCCAAATTTCTTGATCACCTATTGTTTCTTTTTTCCAAACTATTGGAACTTCATTTCCATCTAAAACAACAGTGCTATTTTTTCCAGTAAATTTACCTTCAGTAGCCCCTGTTCTTAAACCTCCATTTTGTTTAATCATTGGTAACATTTCATAATTGGCCAGCATTCTTTTACCTTTATCTTGTAAACCAGGATCAGTAGATTTCATTAATTCAATAGCAACTTCTCTTTGCTCTTTTCTACCAGCTTCACCTCTTGTAACACTTTTAACTTCCATTACAGATCCATTTTTATCTTTAATAACTAAATGCTCAATTGGATAACCCATAGCATCTAGTCCATCTGTAACTCTTATTTCAAATTTATATTTTGCTTCAGGTGAACTAGGATCAGTTGGGTAGTTTTCCTGTATATATTGATTTATAGACATTCCTGTATAAGCTTCTGAATAACCAGCTCCTAAGAAGTTTTCTGAAAGGTTTTGATTAATAGCTCCAATTTTACTAGAATATTTACCAGAGTTTAATGCTCCAAATTCAGTATATGACTCAGAATAAGGATTCTGTTCAAGATATTTTTTAGATTTATCTTTAAGGGCTCTTGATCCATCTTTCATTTTATCTACTATATCATCATCGTAAGCTAAGTCTTCACTTCCTACCCAGTTAAATATACTTCTATTTGCTATAGAATTTTTATTTACCTTCTCACCAGTCATTTCTAAGTACTTTGAAAGTAAGAAATTTTCCATTTCATCACTTCCTGTTCCAATCTCACTTAAAGTACCATTTTTTCCAACAACTTCAACTCCGCCAGGTAATTTTCTAATAGCTTCAGTTAAAGAAGTAATAGCTTCATCTTGATTTTTAGCTTGATCATATCCAGGAACACCTTTTCTAACCTTATCATATAGTTTTTTACCTTCTTGTTCTTGAGGAGTAAGTTCCTTGAATGTTTCTTTCTCAATAGAGTCAATTCTATTCTTAAGATTAAAGTATTTAACCTTAGAATCATTAAGACTCTTTTGAGCTAAAGCATACGCATCAGGATTAGCCTTTATTCTCTCTGGAGTCCAGTTAGCAGCTAAAGCACCAGTTTGTCTATCAATTTCTTTTAAAGCTAAATCTTTATTTTCTCTAATCCGATCAATACTATCAGGAGTAATAGTCTTCCATACACCATCAGCAGCTCTAACTAATTCATTAGCTTCTTTTTCTTCAAGGCCAGCGTCAAATAAAGCTTTAGCAACAGTGTCAGTTTGATAATGATACTTATATGTTTGTTCTTTTGATTGTCCACCTAATGCGGCACCATATAATTGTCTACCAAATTCATTACCAGGAGTAAATACGTCAACCTTTGAACCATCATCTCTATATTTAACAGACCATGTTCCTATATTTTTGGGATCACCTGCATTGGGGTCAAAAAATTGTTGTTGTTTTAAAGACGCTTGTAAATCTGGATCATTAGATGCCATAATGGTTAAGGAAGACATAATCTTATTGAAATCTTTTTCTGTAACCAAACCAGAAGAATATGCTTTATTGAATTGATCTAGATTGCCAGCATATTTCATCATTTCTTGATTAGTATCAGAAGCAATAAGTTTTAGATTTTTATTAATCCAATCATTAGTATCTACTTTTGAAGACATTCCTGAACCTTGAAACTGTTTAAAATTACCTAATTCATCAAATGAACTACCAAAGTTTTTTACCTGTGTTGTAGCCCATAATTTAGCTTGTTGTGGTGACCAACCTGCTTGTTGTTCTTTCTTAGTAGCAAGATCATTAATATATGCTTGTGCAGCTTTATAATTAGCTTCAGCTTGACCAACAACTCCAGAAGCACCAAAGGATTTCTTTTGAGATGATCTTAATTGTCTAAGTTTATTAGATAAATTTCTATCTACACCTCTTTCCATTAAGTCTTTTGAAATCTGCTCTGATTCCTTTCTAATTCTTTCTAATTCTGCATCAACGACAGGAGCATCACTCTCAAGTCTTTTAGCTTCAAGCGCTTGTAGTTCATCAGTTGCAGCCAATGAAGCATCCTGACGAGTTTGTTTAGCTAATGGAATAGCCATTATCTCATCTAAGGAAAGACCCTTAAATCCTGCTGTTGTAGTTTGTGAAAATCTATTTGCCATATTATTTGTCGTTAAGCTTTGCTAACAGCGCATCCTTATCATTCATAAATATAGTGATAAAATCCTTAACATCCTCACGTTTAATGATAATTCTTTCATTATTGTAAGTAATTATGAATCTGTTTAACCTATGATCAATATAAATATCATCATTGTCAACTACATTTAGTAATAATAAATACGCTCTAGTCATCTTGTTTTTTTCTTTTTTTTCTTGCCGTTAATATACTTGCCAGTAGCGTCAAAGTCCATTCCCATTAGCTCTGGGTATTTTTTGAATAACTGTTCTTTTCCTATTTCTCCAAGGTTGGATCCTAATTGAGAAATCAATTGACTCTTCTGAATATCATAAGCGCCTTGATTTTGTTCATTAGCTAACTTCTCTGCATTTGATTGTTGTAAATTAGTTTGATCAACACCTAAGTTAAACTGTTGTCCAGTTCTATTATCTTGTCTATTAGCCTCGCCAGCTGATTGCATAGCGCTAGATAAAGCTTTTGTTCCCTGAAGACTTAATCCCAATAAGTTAGCTCGAGCAGCTGCTCCAGAACCACCAGATGATCCTAATATAGCATCTCTATTACTACTGATTCCTTCTTGAACACCTTGAACCAAACTTCTTTCATCTACTTGTTGTGATTGATACTTGTTCCCAAGTCTACCTCTTGATACTTCATCAGGCTTCTTAAGAGTAGCCAATTGATAAGCATCAGTAACAGCAGGCGCATATCTAAGTAATGTTGATGGATCATATTTAGATTGAAGATCTTCTCCTTCTCCTTCTCCTTCTTCGTCTTCTTCGTCTTCTTCTTCTTCTTCTTCTTCTTCTTGTTGTTGTTGTTGTTGTTGTTGTTGTTTTAACCAATCACCTATCTGATTGTTTTCTTGTATTTGTTCAATTATTGCTTGTTCATCTAAACTAGCATCATCAAGACCCATAGCCTTGAATTTAGCATCATTAGAATTAGCTTGCGCATTAACACCTGCGCTATATGGATTTACACCAGGAGTATGATAATCTGCGCTAGTTCCTGTCATTTGAGGAATTTGAAGAGTTTGTATCATTTTGATTAATTCATTAGGATCTATATTATTCATAAATCCTCCACCGAAATATTTATTATTATATTGTCTAGCTTGAGTAGCAGTATTATTTACCTCCATATCTAGTGCCTTTTTTTCAGCAGCACCATTCCCTATGAAACTTCCTGCTATATCAAGAATTGGAGAAGCTATTGCGCCTACACCAGGTATCATACTAGCAGCTCCACTCGCGGCACTCATAATTCCTTTAGCAGCATTACCTTCTTTAAAATGACTAATAGCTTCTGGAGCTTTAGCTAGAGCTCCTAGTCCAGGTATTGCAGACGATGCTGCTCCACCTAATAAACCTGCTGCTCCTCCTGCACCACCTAGAATACTCATTATTCCTCCTAAGAAGTGATCATTAGTAGGCCCCATTGCAGGACCTTGTGGTTGTGGTTGCTCAGTTGGCTGAGATTGCTTTTTAATGTACTCTTGTGCTTGCTGTAATCTTCCTTGCAAATCCTGAAGAGTATCAACAGATTCTTTATCTGTTCTGCCCTCAAATTTCTTAGCAATGAGTTTACTAGCTTCAGCAAAAGTTTTACCTTTTGTATACGAAGGTAAATTGAACATATCCATTATGCTATTGCTTTCTTTCTTTTTCATTATGCTATTCTATATTCGTCCATTGTAGGTTTTGTATCTACTTTGGCAATTGTGTTTAATGCTTCTACTACTTTACTATCATCGAAAACTCTAATAAAGTTTTCATTTGTAAGACCTTTTGCTTTTATTCTTTTATTTAGTTCTTTTTCATCAATTTGCTCACCAGGTTTTAATCCTAGTTTTTCTCTGAATTCTACAAAGTTACCATATGCTTCATGTGGCTTCTTAAGGTAACGAACAGTTTCGGGAGAATGCTTTTTCATGAAGCTTCTAGTTTCCTGTTGGAAAGGATTACCTAATATCTTCATTAAGTTTTCTCCCTGAGCTGCATCAAATAAACTAGCATGAACTCTTTCATGGGTCTCAACACCTGATGTACCATCAAATTCAGAACCAATATTAATTTTATTTTTTGATGCATCATAAGATGCTTTAGATCCAGGAACTTCTCCGCCAATTTCTTTCTTAACGTTAAGTCCTTTTAGTATCATGTTATCTATATCCTCAGGTTTTAATCCAGCTTGCTCAGCTAATTTTTGTCTTGACCATGGATTGTTATATCTGTTTAGAAACTCTAGCGCATTCTTATCATTAATAGCTAAGTCAAAGTTAACCTTATCACTCTTCTGGGTAGTGACATAATTATCTATCATATAGTCCTCTCTAACATCAGGAACTTTAAATGTCTCGTCAACTTTTACTAATCCTCCATATGGAGTTGTCTGATATTCACTCTTAGTGAACTCTAAATCTTTTTCAGCAGGAATAGGTCCAAATACCGGATCAATAACAGGATTAGCATTCTTCTTGGACTCCTTTTTCTTTGGATCTGTTAAGTCTCCTCCGTCAGCAAATGTATTTTCTTTTGTTCCTAATTGAGTAATTGGCCCACCAAGTGATAATCTATTTGAAAAAACGTAATCCCCAAATTTAACTTCACCTTCTTCAACAGTGTTCATCTTGCCATTAGTGCCAATACCCATAGGTACGCCACCATAAGGATTCTCTTCATGTGTACCACCATTCTCAATAGGTATGATATCTTGAGCATCATGTTGATTTAAGAAACCTCCCATTGCAAGAGTGTTTAATAAACCTAAATGCTCATCCATTGGTTTGCCTGCAAGCTCACCTGATACATGTAATATTTTTTTAGGATCCTCTGCTAATACAGTACCTTCACCTGGTTGTGAACCAGTTTGTGTCGGAGCTTCTGTCGGAGCTTCATCTGTATTTTCAACTGCTTCAATAGTACCTTGAGCTTCAACAGGAGCTTTATCATATAACTCTCCGCTATTGAGATAGTCTATATACTCTCTTCCTGAGTTTTGAAAATCAAATTTCTGCTCTTTAATAACTTTAGGAGCAACAGCTGTCTTGTCTTGAACTTTTACATTTAATCCTGCTTCAGCAGGAGCATTTTTATATGTTTCTATACTTTTAACAGTTTCGTCTGGAACAAAAGCTTTTCTAAATTTGTTTATATATTGTAATACGCTTGCATTCTTACCTGGAACAACAAATCCATCAGGATTAGATAGGTACTTTCTAGCACCACCCTTACCTAAGAAATGTGTTAGTGCAGCAATATCATGTAATCCTAACTCTGTTTTGTACTTACTTTTTAGTTCTTTCGCGTATTCTTTATACGAAGGAAATCCAGGAAGAGTACCATCTATGGCCATATCCATTACTTGCTCTTGAAGCTCAGGCCTGTTAATAAACTCACGTTTAGTTACGCCGCGCAATAAAGGAATGTCCTGAATATATCTATACAAGAAATGATACTTACCGGCGGCAGAACTAGTTGAATTTTCTAGAAACTTACCTCCACTAGATTCAACATGAGCAATAGCCTTCTTAAAGGCTTCTCTATCAAAATCTTTCTTTATATTCTTCTTATCCGACATTATTTCCAGGGTTTAATTTTCTGGTGTTTAAAGTTCAAACCAATAGTTTTTCCTGTTGATTGAGCTATTGTTCTCCATCCTTTCCATATTGTAATGCCGAATATTTTGTATTCAACAATCTTACACTCAGAGTATCTGAAATACAACAAATCAGAACCATGTACCTTATACCATATTAATCCTTCTCCAATTATAGAAGTCTCTTTTGATATTTCGTCACCTTGCATTACTTGCCAGATGTCTTCTGAAGGATCTTGAGGAATATACTTTAATCCAGCCTTTATTACCCAAGCTCCATTTTGTCTTAACTTTGTACCATCATACTTATGAAGGTTGTCTATTTCAATTTCTAATGGAATGATGTTATTATTTCCAACATGATTAGGAAAAGAAGTATCTAATCCTCCACCAAGTCTTTCTTTAAAATTCCAACAAGCATTTCTTTTGTGCCATTTGTAAGCAACCCAGATATCTTCTTTAGTCTTCTTGTATCTCAATAAGAAAGAATAATAGTCCATTGAATATCCATGTGATGTATTATCATCAAGTCTTGAATCATCCATCCATCCCCAGAACATACTCCTATCACCTCTTTTCCTGCTCCACCACGCTGGGAAGAACATAAACCAAGATGTTAAAAATCCTAATGCTCCTAGCCAAAAGAAACCTTTAAACCATCTCTTTTTTGCTTCCTTTTTTTCTTTATCTGTTACCATTATACTGTAAATATATGAAATAAGACGTTAATTGTCAATATTGACTATCATACAAAGTTAATACTCTGTATAATGAATGGTCATGTCATGCAAGACCATATTGTTTCCTGACGTGTTATCAAATGTAAATTCTATGAAACTCCATGGGTTACGCATTCTGTCTCGAGACCCAGCATGTCTAGGTAAATTAACCTTCCAATGTCTGAATTTCTTGAACATGTTGTCACGAAGAGTTAACGTAACTTCACCAGAATCTTGATAGTCATTGTATACTCTTACTTTTGTTAAACCTACTGAAGGTAGGTCTGTTCCTGAAGTATTAGTCATCTCCATCTTATATGATGCATTGTTAAACACAACATCTCTTCCTCCTTGAGGAGCTACATTAAATTCTATTGTAGAAGGATAATGTACACCATAGAAGTGATTCTTCTTACCTTTGAAGTGTTCCCATACTTGAGTAGTATTTGGATTTGTAGTGATCATTCGGGCCCCTTTATTTATATACCAGGCGGGAATATAATCATAATAAGAAACAAAACTGCCGGTAGCTTCATTGAAAGCAATTGTAAAACTTCCCTGTGACATTTTCAAAGAAAAGTAAACATCATTGTTTACACTATTGTATCCTGATGACACTCCGAAGGCTGATACGACATTATCTTGAACAAGATCATTATATATCATTGAATTGTTAAATTCAGCATGGAATCCTTCTTGATCAGATAATCCTTTAATTTGTCCATTAAATTGTATAATACCTTTGTTTAATATATCTGCGTAATAGAATCCATTTTGAGTTGATACTACTCCCCATTTATTTAAACATCCTGATTTAGTTGTTACATATTGGTAATCATGAAGAATACCACCTGTACCTAATTCTATTGCTACTCCATCAGCCCCTGTTGTTTGAACTCTAGGGTTGATTGATATATGAGCAACACCTGAATCTTGTAAGCAATATATTTCATCACCAGAATTTGTTACAGCGTTAATTGGACCGTATTGACCATCTAGGTCCATAATTTCATTTTGTAAGAAATCTGTCCATGAATCCACACTCTCACCTGGTATCTTCTCTTTTGAAGCCATAATTCTAGTGTCAAATTCTTTAATCTTTTTAAACTTGAATCCTGTTTCTGAATTCTGAACTAATGTAGGCTGTTGAGAATAAACTCTATTGTACTTTTGGTAATCCTCATATTTTGGTTGATACTTGTTATCCCATTCAGATAATGATAAATCACTTCTGTTTTTAAGATCAACAGTAGTCTCTACTTTAACAGAAACTATTTCACACCATCTATTATATTGTTGAGATGTTTCTTCAATATCTGTTTTAGCAGTTTTAGTAAATGTAAATGTATTTACAAATGTATCTCCAGGTGAAGTTATAAGAACTCCATTTGTTTCAATTGGGTTATATGTTCCAATTCCAATATAGGAACTAATTGATTTAGCCTCATAAGTCATTCCTCCGTAAATAGAACCTATGTATTTAGTATTTGCATCTTTAACAAATTCACAAAGTAATACTCCATTTGTTTCTTCTATTGCAGCTTCTGTGTGAATATCTTCAATTGGCTTTCTACTAGCTAATGGATAAGAATTATCATCAGGCCCTTGCATAAATGTAATACACTTGGCTCCTTCAGATGAAAGACCAAGTATTTGAACTTCACAATCTTTATTTACAGCATCACTTCTATTCCAGTCATCAATAAGCATTGATCTATAATGATTACAATATCTTACCTTTGCATCATTATTGTAAGTAGTAAAGTCAGCTCCTCTTTCAGTTACTTCTGGTGTTCCGTACAACTCATTTCTTCTAACTGAATCACTAGCTGTTGCTTTATGGAATGTTCCTGTAAATTCTCTATAAACTTGATGGGTTGCTATATCATGATCACTATTTGTTGGGCCAAAGAAGCTATTATCCATTAAAAAGTTAGCATTTCTTTCAATTGGGCTTATTGTTACACCTGCTGTTCCTGGTGAAATTCCATTTAAGAATTTTGCTGCAACAGTATGAACACCTGAAGTGGGGTTAGTTTCTGTTGACCAGTTGGCCGAATAGCTTTCTTTCATTAACCCAACCGTATATAGCTCATAAGATGAATCAATACTAATAGGATCAAATAATATCTCAGGTGAGAACATCTGCATAAGTCTACTATGTTGAAAGTTTTGAGCACGCCAATCCTTAGAAGATGGAGCTTTAAATCCTTCTGACTTATTACCTCTTCCTAATTGACTAAATGTAGAATCGTTATCTCCAGACCAAGAGGTCTCAGCATAATCTATGCATTTAATAAAAGGATGTAATGTTTGAAATTTCCTTACAGGACAAGGCATCTTGTCAGACTTATTTGTATTTACAGCATCTTTTCTTTTAGCTAGTGCAACAATCTTATCTCTATGTTGATAATTAGCAATCATAGGATTTACAAAACCTTGTGTAAGTATTGTTTTATCAGTGGCTGTTCTATCTGCTCTTAATACTTTATATCCAATAGGTTTTGAATCCGGAGTAGGAAAGTTAGAACTATCATTTAGCCAAACATAGAATTCTGGCTTAAGAGTAACTTTAAGTTTATTGTAGTTTCCTTCTAAGTTTCCTTCAGGCATTTGTAAGTCACACATCCAGCTAGGATTGCTTTTTTGACCCCTTCTGTTATACAATTCAATTCCTATTCTATATATCTCTCTATCTTTAAGAAATTGCTTATTAGCAGCTTCTGAGTCAGTAAGTGTAGATCTATCTATTTCTACTTTAAAATACTTACCTTCTGCTCCTAATGTACTTCCATTAGCTTGATACTTATAAGTATTATAATCTCTGTTTATTGCATCATGTCTCTCTGGAACATTAGAATAAGTTACATTAACTGTTAATTGATTACCAGCAAGAACCTGTGCAGTATTTAAATAAACATTCTCCCATATAACAGCAGTTCCTCCTGAATTATGACCATAACATCTTGTATCAAGATCAAAATCAAAAGAACCTTCTTTTATATTAATAGGAAATAACCTGTTGTCTTTTGTAGCTATATGTTTAGGTATAATAGGATCAGAACCTAAAAATACAAACGCAGCTAATCCAACAGATTCTATTTGTGATCCGTCATCATAATAAGTAAATTCTGAGAAATTATCTATTTCCTTATCCGCAATAAGAGAAACCTCAGGCTCTTCATTAAATGAAGTGTATTTGATTCCATATATTCTAATGTGAGTAAATGATGTATCAATGTTTGGAACATTAACAATAACAGCTCGTCCAACATTTTCATTTACATCTCCTCCACCAAGACCCGTTCCTTTGTCAAGAGACACAAGTTCAGATAACGGAGAAATGGTGGTTTGAGACCCATTCAATACGTACAATCCATATGCATATTGAATCATTCCTGCTGTGTGATTACCACCAGACACTACGCTATTAACGGTAGGTTGTGATAATTCAAATGTTGATACAGTATCAATAGAAGTAGAAGGAACGTCAATTAAATTCTTAGAGTCACCATTAGCAATACTCTGACGTATATTCATTGTTCTTATTTGATTCTTGCCATCTACAAAGTATATTTTTTGTATAACAGAATTTTCGTAGTTATATTCTATCTGAACAAGGTTATTTGTGCTTAAGCCAAGATCATTCATGTAAAGCAAGTTCAAGTCAAATTGACCTGAATTAACATTTACTAGTTCCCAAAAGCAATCAAATCCTGCATTATCAGTTGATACTATAATAGCTGAATCTCTAAGGGCTTTAACACCAGTTATAGTTTGCGTTCCTGATTCTTTAACTGGTCCAGCAGAACCATAATAATTAGATTCTAAATCACATCTAGGTATAACAGATGTTACTGTTGTATATTCTAAACTCTTAGTTGTACTTCCAACAGTATAATCAATCTGTGTATCAGTAATATTAAATACCGGAATAGGAATAGTAAATACCTGCTGATTACCATGCTCATTTGTTACAGAGAATGATGATTGCTGGTCCGTAGCTAATATCCTTATGTTTTTGGCATCAAAGTATTTGTCAGACTGCTTGTTTTTAGCAAGGTCTTTTGACATACCACGATATCCTAAAAGTTGTTGTTTAATTGGCATATCTCAAATGTGTTTTTGTTTTTGAACTTCCATTAAGTCTATTCTTTAAAGTAGAGTAAGGTATTCCTTCTTCCTTTGCTGCGTATTTAGCACAATCATATATTTTTCCAGTAATTGTATTAATTACTTTTTTTGCATTTGGATGCTTATGGCTTTTTATATCTTTAAATGATCCAACTTTTCCATACATTGAATTCTTTTTTCCAAGCTTAGCTTTTCTTTGCTTAACTTTTGTTTCCATAGTATGTTTTTTTCCAGTCCATAATCCATTACAATGCAATGTAGGGTTCCCAAATCCTCCAACATTTAGATTATAATTATCTCCTTTTTTTACCCATTCTTCATCAACTATAAATGCTTCCTCCTCATAAGCCTCCTTAGAAGTATTAAAGAAACTAAGTACAGTGCATACAAAGTTTCTTCTGCCATATTTTGCAATAGCTTTCTTAAGAGCAATACCACTACCTATATAACTGTCATTTAAGTTGCTTGTGGAATGAACTCCAACGTAGGTCTTGTCATTTATAAGGCATTTAGTTTGATATGTAAAATGGTATCTCATTATTGTATTCTTAAATGTTCCTGCGCTCCTAGAAACGCAAATCTATCTTGGAATTGAGTTCTAGAAGGTATTAGTTGAGTTATTTGATTGACTAACGTCTCCATTTCATCATCAGAAGGTAATTTTAAATTAGCATCTGCTTGAGCAACGTTTGCGTAATAGTCTACTTCAGCCTTATTGAATTTTCTATCAGAGATCTGATCCATATCATTTAAGATATCAAACCATCTGTATTTTATATAACTTTCAATACATCTAAGTAATGACGCATTGTTTGCTATTAATGGATAACATTCTTCATCAGTTGCAATAGCCTTGTAAACTATAACCACTGTTCCTGATTCGAAATTAGTAAAGATGTTATTGCTATTCAATGAATATGTTTGCCCTCCAGTTGATCCAGTAGAAGCAGACTTAAACTTTCCATAGTGATCGTGAAGAGTATCAGTTCCTGTTCTTAATGGTATTAATGTGTATCCTGAATTAGAAGACGTTGATGTTGATGATGTAGCGGCGCTTGTTGAATAATTATTATCTAGGCCTGTTGATGATGCTGTTCCTGTTAGAACTGAACTAACTTTAAATACCTGGTTAACATGCATAACATCAGCCGGAAGCTTACCCTTATGATTTACTATCTTTATATTATCTTCTTTAGAGATATACAATGCAGGAGCGTCAAGTAAACTCATAACCTCAACAGCTTTGTCTACAATAAACTCCCAACTAAGATCCTTAAGAACTGGATTTTGCATTAGCCTATCAGCTACTATTTTTAAACTTACTACTCTACCTGTTTGTGCCATGTCTTGTTATTTTAAGAATGCGTCAATACGACCCTGAAATATAGATTTAGAAAGATCCCTCTTCATTGTTCTATTAAATCTCATCTTATATACGCTTTTATTTTTATATGTTGCTTTTGATCTTAAGTAAACAATTCTAAACATATGACCGTCAGTATGCTCATTGGTAAACTTAATTTTCACTCTTTTTTCTCTTGCCTTTGGGTTTTCACTCCAAAGTTTTCTTGTTTCTTTCCAGTTGGTTGGAAGGTGGTTTATAATAGAACCGTCGTCATCAATCTTAACTTCAGTTTTCATCTTACGTAGTTCTATCTTTCCTAATCCGTTAGGAATAATATACCCTGCTCCTTTTCTAGATAACCTGTCTCTTGTGTGCTCATTAAACTCTCTTATGATTTTACCATAAATAAGCCTAGACACATCTGTTCTATATTTCTTTTTATAGAATCTATAATAATCATTTGTTCCGTAGTCAGCCTTTACTATGTGACTTCTATTGTCCTTTTCTTTCTCCATCTGCGTCATTAGTACTATCATCAGGAATACTTAAAGTTCTTGATAAATCTTGTACAACTAGTTTTACAATGTCATCAACCATTGATAATTCTACCGGATATGCTCTATCCCATGCTTCACATTCTGTTTCATCAGCAGTTGTGCATTTCAATGCATGAGCATCATCAGGATTCTCAAATATGTCAGCAATCTTAATTTCAGTCATAAGCTTTAGCTTATTTGATCCTGATACTAAATAGAATCTATTATCATAATCAACAGTTCCGTATATCATCTGAGCTGTAAAGTGATTATGCCCAATGAAAGGTATTCTTTCTAATGGGATTATATTTACATGTATAGCTGAACTGTCATATTTTCTAACAGTCATTGGGCCATCTTTTCCTTTAATCTTAATACTAGAAGGTAAAGCTTCAGTAGTCCTTAAAATTCTTCCAAAGCAAGGATATCCATTAATAACAGAAGCTACTTCAAGACTTAAGCATAACTCTTGTTTAGTTTCAACCGGCATAGCCCAAGGCTTGGTATCAAATCTTTGTTTAAGCAACATTGCTCTTTTGCTATCTATAAGGAAGGAAACAAATTCTTCAGTGATATCCATATCATCACTGTTAATTTTAAGTTTCTCAAAAACTGTATATATTAATTCTCTTTTTGTCATTATCTTCTTATTTCATTTAGTAATTTGTCAGCTTCTTCATCATACAAGAACCTAGCAATAGTTCCATTAGGAGCGTAAAATTCATTACCGCCAATATAGATCCATCTCTTGCATTCCATTAAATATTTCATAGAATCTGATATATCATCCTCTTTTATAAATATAAGCTCAACTATACGTCTACATAGCAAACCCTCAGATGAAGCATATACCCAATCCTCTAACCACAAAAGCCTCTCATTATTTGAGAGGCTATATGGTATTGTTATTGACCCTATTATTACGTCATTATTGTCCATTTAATATTTCTTTCCACCAAAGAAAAATCCTCCGTTTTGACATATGATTTGAGTTGTGTGATAAGTTCCGTCTGAATCTATCATTACTATCGAGAAACCATTTTGCCATTGTGACTTCATTGCTCTACTGGCATAATTAAAAGCTTTACTATTAAAATCAGCGCAAGCGCCAATATTAAAACTACCAGTATTACCTTCTATGTAGGTCTGAATTCTATGAGTGTGTACAAACATACAACTTCCTCTTAGTTTATCCATGTGAGCTTTAGCGCAATGAACATTGAAATATATTCCGTGGAATATGTCTAAATGTTTTCCAAGCGTAAAGTAATCTTGTTGCCAAGACTCTTTCACATTAAACCCTCTTTCCCATAATCTTAAGGCTTCAGTAGGTGAATCTAATGGTGTCTTAGCGTTGTCCATATTTTTCATCCATCTGTTATACCTATCCTCATGGTTACCATAAAGGTAAGTTTTCCACACTTTCTTTGGAAGTATAGCCTCATATTCATCTAATATGTCATTGCCAACTTCGTATTCATCGTCAAGTGTTAAACCCGGTACTGCGGTGAATCTTCCTTTATCATAAGAAGACAGAGTATTCATATCCAAAAAATCACCAATTAAATGTAACCCTTTTATTTCACTTCTGTAATCAGCTAATAATTCCTTAATGCCTTCATGCATTCTGACATTATGGAAAGGTACGTGATTACATCCTAATACAATGTGCATTCCAACCTGATTTGCCAATGGCGGTGTTTGCACTGCATGTAAATTAACTTTCTTTTTTAATAAAGTAGTTGGCGCATTATTTGCGACAACTGGGCTTAAAGTCAAACCCATTTTTTGCGCCATCTCTTCAAGTTGCTTTTTCAATTCACTCTCTTGAGATTGACTTAATGTTTTTAGAGGTTTAATCTCAGGAGCTGCCTGATGCTTTTTAACCTCTTTTTTTGCTTTTTTAATATCTTCTAAGGTAAAGGTTCCGAAACCTCCGTATTCAACGTCTAATGCATCAGAAATCCTTTGATTGCCACATTTTAAATACCCGTTTCTTCTCCCTAAAAAATCCTTAATTTTATTGATATCTGAACTCATAAAATATATATATTGATTTTTGTAAATATACGCATTTTATGTATATAAGTCAAGAAATAGTATCATAAACTATTGATACATAGAATTAGTTATAAACAATTATGATGAATATTGCAATGAACCAGAGTCAGCAATTGCAAAATCAAATGTTAAATTTTGTACAGTTGTTATAGCCACATTAGGAGCATAAGTAAAAAGTCCGCTATCAATAGAGCTAAATGGCACAACTTGATTTACAGTACAGTTTACTGCACTTAATTTCAAATTTCCAGTTGCAGGTAAAGATAATATTTTTAAATTCAATGCGGGATCTCCCTCTGGATCAACATAAGCTGGTGTTGTTTCTGTTGTAAAATTAGCTCTTGTAAATACATGGAACTCACCGTAAACAAGGTTTATTGTAAGATTTCCTATTGAACTTGGAGGAAGATTAACCTCTGCTTCAGCTGTAAATGTAACTACTCCTGGAGTTATTGCTCCATATGAACCAGATCCATCATCAGCTATATTAAATGTCATTGCTGAATCAGTATATCCAGCCGTTTGTGCTACATCGGCAACATACGTTAAGTTTCCACCTGTTATGTCAGCTAAAGCTATTTCTTGACCAACAGTAACCGCAACAGCAGATAATAATAATCCTCCAACAGCTGGAAGAGTTAATATCTTAACTGATTGTACGCTGTCTCCTTCCGGGTCAGAATAAACTGGAGTGGTTAGAGTTGTGAAATCAGCTATTGTAAATACGTAAGTCTCATTGAACGTTAAGTCAATAGTTATATCACCTACTTGTGTTGGAGGTAGGTTTACACTTCCTCCTGTTGTTACATTAAATATTGCCATTTTTTTATTTTATGCTTCACAGCGTAAAGCTACCATTATTCCAGAAGCATCTGTTTTTAAATACTCGAGATTTCCCATTTGAAGATGACTATCATTGAATACGCCTCCAATACTAACTGCCTTTGTTGCGCCAGTACTAGTTGTATAAATAATATCACCTATTACAGGATATGAACCAAACCCATTGTGCCATAACGACGCACTGTATGGAGAAAGATCAGCTAAAGCACAGCCATTACCAGTTATAGCGCTTACACTAAATTCTGTAAGATTACCTCCGTTATTTGTTATTGTAAATAATGCCATTATTCTTTTTCTTTAAAGCGTCAGATACTGCTTGGCCACCTATTGCTGCCATCCATAATCCTCCTACAATTGCTACTACATTTCCAATAGAGCTTTCAGGAGTTATTACTACTAATATCATTATGCAGGCGCTCCCTATTAGAGCGCCCCATAATTTTCTACTTGTTATTAATCTACTAAACATTATTGAACCCAAGTTAAAGAACCTTCATCCCTTGCAGAGTAAGCAAATACATCTGAGTTAACTGAATCTTGATCAGGACCCTCATGAGTAAAATCTCCTGCTGAAAGTTGTGCTCTTGTTATTATATCACCAACTACTATTGGTGTTCCTGCTATCTTAAATACTCCAACATTCTCTAATGAAATATCATCTATTCTAATTGCGGCAAGTAAATCACCTTCTGCGTCAGAATAAGGATCAGTTGTGTCAGTTGTGAACATAGCTAATGTAAGAGTTGTTATTGCCCTGTTTGCAGGATAGATGGTATTATCACCTATCACAGGAGTAGCATTCTCTGTATTAGATAGAACTGTGACTGTCATTGTAGCTGGAGAAGATTGCATAGGATTCTGATTGTTGTCATATACACTCCAAGTGAATGAAGTTCCATAAGCTGTATCTACGTTTCTTGTATACGTTAAGTTTGGAATATTAGCCTGTGTTATCACCTGGCCAGCAGTAACTGCAACTCCACTTAATTTTAATGTACCAGCCCCTGGTAAAGTTTTTATAACTATATTTCCACTACCATCACCATCAGCATCAGCGAATCCAACTAAGAATTCTGAAGCAGCAAATGTGTATATGGTCTCAGACAATGTAATAGTATTCGCACTTACTGTTGGAGCTGTATTACTTGAGTTATCAGGTATATCAACTACCGGTGAATCTTCTGGGAAGAAGCCTGATCCTGTCACATTAAGTGTATTCATACAGATATCTGGATCTTTTTGTTGAAGAAGACTAACCATTACGTCTAGCTTTTGAAGGGTAACATACGTATCAGAATAGCAAGCGTATTTATATATCATTTTAAGTAATGAAATGTTGGCTATTGAGCCAGCTCCATAAAACTTAAATCTTTTGTCTATTCGTAGCATTGATGATACGAATACATTTGCATTATTATCTGTCATATTATTAAACTGTTAAGACACAATCAATAACACCTATTGAAACTATACTTCCGGCAGATGAAACCACTGGATTTATACTATCGCAAGAATCACATGATGTTGATGTGTATAGGTTAACTCTATCTAGAAATGTAATTGCATCTTGAAATCTACCTAATTGTAAGGCATTCTTCATTGATTCAACATATAAATCTAATAAGAGCGCGTTTTGAAAATTCTCATTACAATTCAAGCATGATAGGTCAACCTCAGCCAATAGCTTAGCCATTACAGCATAGTATTTGGCCATAGGAGCCGTAGCAACAATAGCTGCATCTGGTTCATTTGATGTGAATTCTCCGAAGTAAATACCTTCGAAACTATCAACACCTGCAATTGCAGTGGTAATAGTAAATGATTCATTATTATCAATCCCTGACAACAATGAAGATAAATCAACTCCATTATTAGGATCTTTATATGTAGCTTCTGTCCACAGAGTAGCTCCTGTAATTAAATTACCGACACCTGCATCAAGTACAACTGTTATTGTTGTCTTGTCATTAGAAACTAAAAATGTATTAACTGTTATAGCCATTTCTTTGTATTAAAAAAGGGATAAAGAGATTAACTCCTTACCCCTTTTGGTTATTTGATTTTTTAGTCAGTAATTATATTACTGGAAATACTGTCATTCCTGCGCTTAAAGCTGTGTTTAAGTCATTAATCAACACGTTTGTAGCGGCTTGGCCAGCTAGGTTAGTGTAAGGAATAGCGATAGTAATTTGTTTCTTACTTTTCTTAGCTTCATCACGTCCTTCATCAAAGTACGCAAGTTCGATAATATTGTAAGTTCCAGTCTTACTAGTTTCATAAGTATTCTCAAAGTTGTGTGGATATCCAGCCTCACGGTAGAAATCATTTCTTTCACCTTTTAAATACCATTCCATAGAAGCTACTGTTTTACCTGATCCAATTCCAGGGTCAGATGCAACAACATTCTTAGCAGGTAAAGTTGTCATCTTTAAATCAGCAGAGAAATCAATGTTTGTTTTCTCTTTCTTGCCAACAACATAGTTGTCAACTTGATCTTTCTCAGTAATTACTAAATTGACATTAGTTGTAGCTCCTGTCTTAGTAAAAGTAAAGTAAGGATTTGTAGAAGCAGTTGCTCCAACCTCACGTGAGAAATTACGATTTAATGACGTAATAAGTCCATCTACAACAGCTTCCTGATCATCACCAGTAACTACTTTGTAAAAAGCTTTCTTTACATATTCATCTTCAGGAGAATAAGAGCCAAACCCTTTGATTACTATTTCTACTGTTACTAGTTCACCAACAACCGGAGCTGCTAATTCACTAAATGTTACGACACCTAAAGTAGGAGCCACATACTCTATTGCTTTTGCATAGATTAAGTTTCCTGGTTTGATTGTGTCTGATGCAACAATGTTACCTGCTGCGTTTTTCTTGTAAATCTTACAAGCTGTGTTTGCTGCAACGTCAGTTCCATCAGCAGATAATACTACGATGTCTCCAACAGTTCCAGCTTTTAAAGCTGTAATACTTGTGTGTCCAGGAGTGGCTAATCCTGAATAAAAATGTCTAACTTGGTTTTGCCCAGCTAATCCCATAATGTTTAATTGTTTTTAATTTATACTCTATTATTTGTTTGTATTCTAGTTTGTAGTGTGTTTTCTCTGTAATCTCTTACAGCTAATTCCACTGCTCTATTTACAATCTCACGGTGAAGATACGAATTTAATTCGGATCCTGCAACACTTGTTGCACCATTTATTGTTAAACCTAATCCTCCAACTTGCGTATCAGTAGTTAAATTACTGAGGATGATTGGGTTAGGGTACTTTACGTACCTTATATTATATTGACTTAAATTTTCAGAAGACACTAATTCAACAGTATTTGAGCTATTTTCTTTAGAAATATCAACTCTAAATACCTTATTTGCGTTAGGCTTTCTGAAAGGGTTTTTGTAGCTTACCATAAACTCGTCGTGAGTTATAGGCTTTACTACTACTACTTTTCCGTTCAAGCATGATACTGAACTAGATATTGTAGCTGTTTCAGCAACAATGAACATAATGTCGTTTGGTAGAGAAAACATCTTAGAGTCTTCCACTAAACCTCTAGTTGAGGCAACAACATCAGTTGCTTTGTAATCTTTCACTAACTCATTAAGAGCTCTTCTCTGGTGTTCAGAATCCTCAAAACTTTGTCTTGAAGGGTTGCCTCCTGTATATAATGACTTTACCAACTCTTCTTGAGCTGTGGTTAGATACACGGATCTTTCATAATTGTCAAGACCCGGTGCACCTTCCCCTAATGTGTTATTATATAGTAAGTCAAATTCTGATCTGAATTCTGCCACTGTCATTTAATTACTCTCTAGTATTCTTTAATTTTGCTTCTAAAGTCAACCTCATCTCTTGTCCTAGTGGACTTGCAAGATATGCCGCTGCTACTTCTAACGTTGGAGTATCTCCCTCAGAGAGTGGCTCTCCTTCTTTAGTATAGAACTTCTTGTCTTTCTTATCAATCACATTGTGCTCATGGCACTCTTCAATAAGAACCTTAGTTGTGATGAATTTGTCATTCGTAATTGCTACGAACAAGTTAGGATCTGCTTCAATCATCTTAGCAGTTTCAATCTGTAAGAAATCTAATTTCTGATTCTTAGCAGTGTATCTACCTAAGTTTCTCAAGATGTATCTCAATACAGCTTTGTTGTTCTTGTATTCAACATATTTTTCAAATGCTAATACTTTGTTTCCAACAGCAGCTTTGTCTTTTAAAGTTTGCTCTCCTTCTGCAACTAATACAAACCTATAAGTAGCTTTGTCTCTAATTTCGTCAAGGCTACCAGCCACTAAAGGACTAACTTTTAATACTTTATATCTGATATAATCATACGGATCAGAAAGATCCAATACCATATCATCTTTTCCTAAGTAAATTGGGAAAATACCATTCTCCTTATTACTTTCTTTCCAGAAGTCTGAATAAATAGATAGATTAACTCCACCTAATACGAATTCTAATCCTTCTTTCTCTTTGTTGGTAAGAACATTTTTCATCTTCTTATTGTCCAACGTCGGAGCAGGTATTGCTATCTCTGTTCCGTTAAATAATCCTCCATAGCCAACATGCTTTGGATCCTTGATGTTAGTACTAGTCTTTACTAAATACTTAACAGTCACTGTTTCATTCCTTAAAAAATCTGTTACAGGAGTTGTATCCTTAACAGTATCTTCTGATACTTTTGCTTTCGCGCTCATTTCTTCCTAAATTTAATATAAATAATTCTTCCTAATTCTCCTTATAATAATGTGGATTTGATAAAGTTCAATATTCCACTAAAACTTAAATAATTCCCTCTCCGAAGAGAGGGATTATTATAAAACTATTACGCTAATACGTAAGGTATCAATTGTGCTGTTCTAGTTGGATCGTAAACTACGACACCTAGCTGACAGAACTTAGTGATTGTACCAGCATCCTCTAAAGTACCCATGTTACCATTATTGATAGCTCCGGTGAAAGGATTTCTGAAGCCCCATTGGTAACCTCTGATTTCTTCTTTACCTCTAACTTTCACAGTTTGGATATTTGGCTCTTCTGGAGTTCCGATGTAGAATATATCGAATCTATAAGATTCAGCTACACCATTACTTCCTGGGATACGTATTGTGTTACGTACTTTGTCATCATAGAAGTCATCAACCTCTAATTTAACTGTTACACCATTTGGAGCCATGTATTCAGTGAACTGGAATCCAGCCTTCATAGCATTACTATGTAATGGAGAAGTAGTTGAACTTACAGTTTGAGCATTGGTTCCTGGAGTAGATACGTTAGTGGCCCATCCTGAAGTTGTCTGTAAGACAGCTTTGTGGAATTCAGCAGCACCTCTTTCACCTGTTCTCAAGATGAATACACGTTGGTCAAATCCTAATTTACCTTCAGATAATCCAAAAAGGATTTCTTCTAACATCTCGATAGAGAAGTCATTGTAGTAGTAAGTATTTGATTGCTCCATTTGCTCACGGATACCAGATCCAATTTTGATAGATCTTCCAGATACATCTTTGTTGTGGTATTCACCATCAGCAGTTCTGTTAGATTTACCATAAAGCAAATATTTGTTTTTGTACATTGAGAATTCTTGCTCAACCAACCAGTCTTCGTAAAGAGCTAATGTTGGGAAAACTTTTTTCTCACCAGACTTAGTAAGTACAGGAATACCCATAACTACTTTCTTGCCTGTTGCATCACCTGGTAATTTGTGGTCAATTCTAATAGTGGTTAACTCACCTCTCATAGAAACAGGAGTAACTCTACGAACCCCACCTACTTCTCTGGAAAGACCTTTTCCAACTGGAGCGAACTCTTCATTGAATCTTTTACCTGATACTAATTCTTCACCTGGGATACCATCTCTGCTTGATCCAGCTGTTTCACAAGTGTAAACCCAAAGGTTACCTTCTGCTTGGCCATCATCAATTACTCGGATAGGATATACCTCATTTTTCTCACCTACGATTATCTCACCTTTGAAGAACCATTGTTCTGGGAAAGCTAATTCGAAAGTTGTTCCACCTTCACCAACATTGTTGGTTGCTAATGTTACTGCTGCACCTTTATAGCGTGCTTCGAACAATGGAATATTTCTACGAGAGCTACCTATAAGTTCCCAATAGAATTCATTGTCATTTTCTACATACTTAGTCTCAAACATGTTTAGCATATTCTCAAGAGATTTACCTCTATGGATAGCTAAAAGTTTGATCATAGCGTCATTGATCTTTTGAGGAGCTGCTTTCCAAATTGCACCTAAAGTGTTCTCTGGATTTATCATTCCTGCAAAAGCTTTTGCGTCAGTTACCTGAAATCTACCTAATTGCATTTATTAATTGTTTAAAAAAGTTGTTACTATTCTATTTGTAAATCTTTAAGATCAGCTAATGTAAAAGTTCCATCATCATCCGGTACATCTGTGTTGATGCGTCCATTTTCAGTGAAATCAGCTCCTCTTAAGAGAGTTTCAATATTTTTAGAGATATCTGTTTCTTTAGCATTACCAAATACTGAGAAATCAGTTAATCCCTTTGTTACAAAGAAAATGGCTTCTAACTTAATACGAGATCCAATAGGATCTTGTTTTTGAGCTTTAATGAAAGCATTTTCCTTATTCCCTAAATCAGTAGTCATCTGTTTGTATAACTCATCTCTTTGTTCTTTGTTGAGTTTAATACCAGGAACTATTTCTTCAGTTTTTTCAAGATGAGACTTAATATCATTTATAGATTCTTTTTCTTCATCTTTAGCTGCTTGGATTGCATCAGCTATTTTCTTTTCTTCTATTCCGATAATAGATGATAATGCTAATTTAGCATCTTCTATGTCAGATCCGGAATCAATACTTCTTTGAGCTAATATTTCAGCTCTTTCTTTATTGTATCCTCTACTCAAGAAGTCTTGAGCAATAACTCCTTTACGGAATTCTAAGTTTGCATCAGATTCAATGTATTCATCTGAAACTCCTTTTAATTTCTCTACAAGGTTAAGTTGTTTTGAAACTGCGCCGGCATCTAAGCCAGCCTCTGAAGCTTCTTTGATTGTTCTCTGTGTAACAGTCAATCTTGAATCCACTTCTTTTTGAATTGCAGCATTTAAATCTTCTAATGATTTAATACTTGCTGTATCTTCAAGTCCAGGTAAAACTCCGCTAGTTTTGAATTGGTTAGCTAGGTTTGAATAAAGCTGTTCAGTATCATTCGGTTTAGGAGAGGAAGAATTGCTTCCCGCATCATCACCTGAAGTTTTACCTCCCTGAACTTGTGTTTCTTTTCCCTTAGCTACGCTCTCTGAATCATCTTGATCCTCACCAGTGGGTTTATTTTTTTCTTTTGAGTCTTGGGCCTTGCCTAAGTCTTCTAATTCTTTGTCACTTGCAGTTGTAAACTCTTCAAACAGTCTGTCTGTACTGTTGTCATCAAAAGCAAGATCATTTAATGTTAATCCTTCCATTGTTTATTATATATAATAATTCTCCTTACATGCGAAAATACGCAATCAATCACTGTTTTTCTAGCACGCATTATAGCTAAAACGTTACTATTTTAGTATTGTCCATGACTTTTTAAAGCCAATATACTTGTTTCCTTGAGTATCTATACCTCCTCCCCAAGCGTTTCCATTCTGTGTTTGAAAGTATAAATCAAACTTAACATCAGGCTGACTTGTTCCTGTTGGCGGTAAAACTAACTCTAATCCAGTTAGCACTGTCATCTTTGGTCTAACATGCATTACTTCTGGAGTGTATGTAAATTTCTTCTCTTTAATATCATAATTAACACGGTAGGCTAATAATGACCCGCGTGTCTTAGCGTACAAGTCAACCTTGATAGTGTCGTTATCAATAGCAACCTCATTGTACTCTTTAATTTGAATAGATTCTAAGTATATATTACGAGCCTCAATACTATCTTTCTCCTTTATAGCTTTTTCGTACTTATCCTTGTATTCTTGATCAACTATAATCTCAGTGTCTCCTTTTATATATACAGGAACCTTTTTAAATTCAGGATCAGGAATTGAATCATTATCGTTATCAACTATAACATCTCCACTAGATCCTGATGATCCTGATATTGTGATAGTAACATCATCTGGAATTGGCTCTGGCCTAGTATTAATATAAATCATTACCGCTAAAGAAATACTCAATCCTAATATTACATAATTTTTTATCTTCTCCATTTTATTTTATTTCAAAATGTGGCATATCATCCAAACTCTGATCAAATATAATTATACCATCTGAATCCCAATTTCCTCCCCATCTTATGTTATGTGTAATTTCTCCCTTATCTTTTAATTCTCTTGCGCAAGAATCTATAATTCCTGCAACATATGCTAAGTGCATTCCATCGTATGATATTTTCTTTCTAGTATCAGCATCATCGTGCCATACATAAATATCAACCGCTTGTGATGGATTGTAATTGTGTTTTCCTTTCTTAACAATACCATCTACATTAGTTATTGTTCCTTTATGTAGTTGTATTGTTCTTCCTATTGCGTAATATGATTGCTGAGTCTCAACAGTCCTATATCCTTCTGCTATTCCGAAGTCTACGTTACTTCTAGATATTGCAAGGTTTAAAACCTTTTGTATATCTACATGACATGTTGCTAATTTTTTAGCGCTATTATTACTAAACTTAAATCCCATATCTTTATTATCTTTCTTCAGGGGTGGACTTATCGTCTCCGTTTGGTTTTTCTTGAATAATTTTATTAATATTAACAGAAGTTTCAACATTTATTTCAGGTGTATTTTTTAGTAGTTTCTTTAACCAATCAGGAAAAAGAAACTGCACCTTCTTTAGCATATTCCTCCCGCTGACAGCTTCCATGTTTTCAAACACAGAATATATTTCGACTAATGTTGCAGCAACAACGGCTAGTTCAGATAGTGTAAAAATAGCATTTCCTAATGATATTGGAGATATTTTAAGTATCATTGTTTCGAAAATTATAAATACTAATATTCCAATTCCATATTCATAGGTTTTTCTCCATGTGTTTCTCATACCTTTTGAATGCAATGTACTCCAAAAATATTTTTTAAAAGGGTTAAACTTAAGATTTTTCTGGTGTAGACTTTTACGAATTCCAGTTAATAGGTCTAATAGGATAAGCATGGCTAGTCCAATTAGCATAGGGCCGAGGTTTAGCAAAACAGTTAAGATTGGGGTTAAGGTTAATATTAAAGCCTTTTTCTCTAAAGTCAGTTTGCCAAAGAATAAAGATATTGAACTCATTTTTATTTTTAAGACAGTTTATTATTGTGTAAGTTGCAAAAGTACAAAAAACATCAACCATTATTTAATGTCTATTATTGCTATAACGTTATTTATTAATATTTTATATACAGAATGTAAGACTAGATATTTCTCCAGTACTGACATTCACAAAATTAACAGTACCAGCACCAATTCTGTGTTCATTTATGTTTTTATTATTATAATTCTCCTGATTGACTTTGCGTAACATTTAATCCAGATGATTGATTTGATTCATTACCTGAACCATCAATTGCACTTACTGTCCAACTAGATGTAGTACCTGCTAATTGCCCTGTAACACTAAGTAAAGTTACATTACCTGTTGTTGCAAATAATAATCCATTTTTAAAAATTCTATATCCTGTAACTGCAACATTATCTGTTGAAGCTGTCCAATTTAATGTAAAAGTAGTTTCAGTTATAAAACTAGCTGATAAATTAGTAGGTACTGTTGGTGCTTGAGTATCTGAACCTGAACAAGCCTGAAACTCTGAAACTATACCTAATGTACTTATTTTAAAAACATATCTAATTAAATTAAATTCAGAATCTTCAATTTGTATTGAATAGTATCTATTATTTCCATTTAATACTGTAACTCCCCCAGAATCCAAATAGATAGTGTCTCCATTTTGAATGATAGCAGTTCCAGTTGTATTTATATACCTAGTTGCTGGGCCATATAAAGCACTACAACTATCACTTAAAATAATATTACCATTTTTAGAAATTACAATACTTGAATAATTAGTTACATTACCGTAATTTCTAAACTCTAATAAACTTGTAGCAGGTGATGTATAATAATTTGTATCATAAGCATTATTATCTGCATCAGATATACAGTCAACTAAATCATTTGTAGTTGGATTAACTTCATTAACCACATCTTGTAAACTAAATGTATTTGTATCTGGTACTGCCATTATATTCCTGCTTTTTCTAATCTAGCTTCTAACTCGGCTATCTTAGCAATTAATAAATCTATATATGCTACGGATTTAATACCTTCTTTATCTGTTCTCACAAACTCCGGATGGTTTTCTTCAAGCTCTTGAGCTACTACACCGTAACGTTTTTGACCTTCTTCCTCTTTTAATTCAAAAGTTTTCCAATCTACAACTATAACCTCTTTAGTATCAACATCTTTTATATTCTTCTTTAATCTCTTATCAGAAGATAATATAAAGTTAGTGGCTGTTACTGTACTTGTAAACCTACCTGTACCACTAACATCTAGTTTAAATGTATTATTTGTGTTACCTATTGAAACATTACCGGTAGGATTTATCATCATCGCTTGTGCACCCGAAGCCATAAAGAATCTTGTGTTAGTAGATGTTATACTTGTTCTAGGAGCTAGTAATAAATCACCTGCTATAAATCCACCTGCACCACCACTATCAGCTGCTGCTATTTGACAGTTTACAGCACTTGTATCAATACTAGCTAGTGCAGAGTGAAAAGTAATACCTAAATTTGATGTTGATGAACCTAAATAAAACCGTGTTTGAGCTGTCAAGTCATCTACAAATCTACCTGTACCATTAACGTCTAGTTTGTAATTTGGACTAGTAGTCCCGATACCTACATTTCCTGAGCATTTGAATGTAGCCACTACTGTATCATAAGTATTATCTGTAATAAAATTACCACCGCCAGAAACAATAGTAACGCTATCTGCTTCATCATTATCTCTAATACCTATTAATAAATGTCCAGCTTGTGCACCTTGTATTAAACCGCCAAATGTGCTTCCAGTTATTAAATTATTAGTGTTTATACCTAATGTTTCCGCTTCATTAAATCCACCAAGTCTAATAGTATTGTTAGCTACTTTAATAGCTGAATGATCATTACCATTAGTTCCTACATCTAACAATGATTGTGGGTTAGTATTCCCAATACCTACGTTGCCAGTTGACCTAAACGTTGCTATTGTTGTAGGTACATTAAAACCAGCTTCACCTATAATTTTAAAACCTGTTCGATTTACAGTACCTTCTTTAAAAGCAGTTATTCTTGCTGCAACGTGATCGTTCCATCCAAACAATATACCTGTTTCTCCTGCTGTATTTGTGCTGTCATATTTTGAGTTTATTAACTCAATCATATTATCAGCACTATTTGAATCACCGTAGATATCTAACTTAGCAGAAGGACTAGTAGTCCCGATACCAACGTTGCCACCCAATCCTGCTAAAATTAAATTTTGAGTTCCGTTACTACTAAATGTAGAATTAACATAAGCTCCATTTATATCTGCTCCAATTATTATTCTATTATTTCTAATAGAGTTGTTATCATATAAAGTTATTGTAGAGCCTGAACCTAAAGTGTTAGATAAATTACCACTAAAACTATCATTTATATCACTTCTTAAATACTTAGGGTCTGTTTGAGAAGTAATATCAAATGAAGATATGTAACCTGCGCCATTGGTAAGTTGATTGTTGTTTGTAGGTATATTTGAGGCTAGTGCATAAGAATTTGGGTCTAAAGTACCATCACCTTTTAGAAATTGAGAAGAATTTCCCCCTTTAGTTCTAAAAAAATTTGATGAAATATAACCATCTATGTCTATATCAAATAATTTTTTTAATGCCATTTTAGTTTACCCTATAGTTATAACTTTATATTGATTTGTTGTAGGTGCTGTATTAAATGATATTCTAATACTATTTGCATTTATTTTTTCTACTTGAGCTTCTACTTCTGCAAATGGACTAGAGTTTTGATAAATTTGGACTATTACATCAGTGTTAAAATTATGTACTATAGTATAAACTGTAGCAGAACCATTTCCTATAGTATTAATTAATTTTTTTAAACCATTAACAGTTACATAATTAGCAACAAAAGTTTGTAATGTAGCAGGTGTAACAGCTCTGTCAGTGTCTGTTCCAGTATTTACTTCTGCCTGAGTGGCTATTTCTATAATTCCTCTTTCTTCTGTAGAAGCATTTACAATATCAGGTATATTTTTATTAACTACTGTCCAATCAGATAATGAAGCAGGGTTGTTTACTTCTGCTATTAACATATCACCTATTTGGACTGCTTCTGTATAAAAATTACCTGCTACAGTTACAGTGTAAGTATATCCTACTAATATTCCAGAAGGAGTAGTATCTAGATTTGGAACATTTGTAGAAGCATTATATCCTCCTATGTATTTTAAAGCTCCTGCTACAGAACTATTAACATAATTTCTAACTTCAATTAGTGCATTTTGCACATTAGTTGAAGTATAATCATTACCTGATGAATTAAATGGAACTTCTGATGCATTTTGATCTGCTGTAGCTCCTGCTTCAATTCCATCTAATTTAGATTTATCAGAGGGACTCATTAAACCTACTAAGGTTGTTGTAGCTATTGGTAGTATCGCATCTGTACCAGTATCTGAAAATACAGTTAAAGTAGTTCCATTTCTTGTAAAACTCAAATTTGTAGAACCTGATTCACCTAAATCCAACCATGTTGAAGATAATCTTATATACAAGGTTTGTTCTGTTGAGTTATAATATATTTGTCCTTCTGATGGAGAAGATGGTGCAGTTGCTAAAACTTGTATTACTGCATTTAATAATTGATTCTTTACTAAGTCTATATCTATTAAATAATCTTTTTTTGCCATTTTGTTTAATTTAAATATGCTTTACCTGAAAATGAAGCACTAAATGTTATTATTGTGTTATTATTATCTGTATGTTTTATATTTCCTTCTACTTCATCTCCACTAGAACTTACTATAGAAACTGAAGGGAATTTTGATAAATTATGATTAATACTCCAAACTGTTGCAGGTGTATTTTGTGTAAATTCAAAACTTTTATCATTGCCAATTATATCTACATATTCATGTGTTAATTCGTCTTCAGAAACGACTATATATTTACCTGCTTGTCCAACCTTACTATTAGGAGTATCACCTAACTCATCATAAGTTAGTGTTCCTGATGCACATTTAGTTCCATCATTATCTCTTTCTACTGTAAAGCTAAATGTATCAATAGTTTCCGATGTAGTTCCATTTACTACATTTACGTCACAACTATAAAATACACCTGGATTTCCAGAATTTTCTATTGAAAATGAAAATGTAAGAGATGTATCAAAAACAATTACCTGAGGTGATACTAATGGAGATGTAACTCCATTTAATGTGTATGTAGCATTGTCATAATCACCTATTAAAGTAACAGTTATTGATTCTCCCGCTAATGCTTCTACATTATACTTGTATATTGTAGCACATTCAGTGCTAGTTTCATTAGTTTTTGTGACTTTGTATGTACTATCACTTCCTATTGTAATATTAAAATCTGCCATTTTATCTTTTTTATCCTACAAATATTCCAGAAATATCTGCTATTTGAAATGTAAATCCTTGTAAATCTCCATCAGTATCTGTTAAATCTGGAACATATGTTAAGAAACCTGCGTCTATATCATCAAAATCAATTACCTCATCAGTTGCTACCTCAATTCCGTTTATAAAAATCTCTCCAAGAGCAGGCAAGCTAGTTATCTTTAAGTATAATGCTGGATCACCCTCCGGATCAGAAAAAGCAGGAGTTGTAGCTGAAGTAAACATGGCTCTTGTAAATACCAATGTCTCTCCGTAACCAATAGTTGCTGATCCAGTTCCGACAGTTGATGGTGGTAAATTACTAATTTGATCAGCAACTACCACAGCAACAGTTCCAGAAAAAGGACTATATGTACTTGATCCAACATCTGATGTAGTATAAGTGAAATTTTCATTATATCCATCAGTATCTGCTGCATCACATTGATATTCCAATTGTCCTGCTATAATCTGTGCTTCAGTAACAATATCATTAGGAGCTGCCGCAATAGAATTTATTGTGAGAGCCCCTTGAGTTGGTAATGTTAGTATTTTTACATTCTGAAAAGCATCACCTTCAGGATCTGAATACGCAGGGCTAGCAAGTGTTGTAAAATCAGCAACTGTAAATGTATATAATTCATTATATGCAAGATTTACAGAAACAGTACCTGGTTGATTAGGTGGTTGATTAGACTCAGCTGCTATACTTAGTGTTATTGTGCCCATTATTTCTTCGCGCTTGAAGGAGCTGGTTTATTAGCTACCTTGTTCTTAATTGCTATCTCTTTATCTTTACGAGCCATTTGATCATTATGCTTCTTCATATCCTGAGTTAAAGCCTTCTCTTTAAGGCCTAGTTCAGCTTGAAACTTCTCGTAATCATCATCATTATCTTCAGGCATTTCTACACCGTTCTCTTCATTAGCCATCTTAATTCTTTCAGTCTCTTCTTTAAGCTCAGCTATATATCTCTTAGTTTCATCTTCTCTATCAAACTCATAAGCAGATCTTTCTTCATCTCTAAGCTCTTTGGCAGCTTGTTGCTCCATTTGAGCTTGAAGTTGTTTTTGTTCCATTTCTCCTTGCTTAGCTTTTTGCTCTTTCATTGATTGCTCATCTTTCTCAATCATTCGTTGTACTTCACGTAAAGATGGTGAGTTATACATTTTCATAGCAGCAGAGAATGTAATCATTTGGTTTTGTAAACCTAATTGAATCATTCCGTCTAATTTTTGTTGGATTTGATTTATTCCATCTTCATTAGATACAGCAAGACCATATTCTTCTTCAGCAAATTCATCGCCGTCAATTTCCATGATCTGTCTAGTCATGTCATCAGCAATGTAAGAGAATTTTAATTCTTGGCCCTTCAGTGCAATCTTAGCTGTCTCAATTAATATTTCGAAACATCTTTTCTTACAGTAATCATGAAGAGTAAATAATTCCTCAGTAATGTGATTGGACTGAGATACGGCCCTTTCTATACCGCCCATAGTCTCTCTGTTCTCAGTCTGACCTAATCTTTGCCTAGATACGCCCGTGATCTCGTCCATCTTAGCTGAGGCAAATTCCATCATTTCCATATGGACTTGAATGAAATCTCCAACTCTTTGTTCTAAAACCTTACCAGTTGTATTTCCTACTGACCCGGCAAGTTTTCCTTTTGCCATACCTTTCTGTCCTTCTTTAAAACTGTCAACAACAGATATACCAGATTTACGTGCAAAATATAACCATTTTGTTACATTCCACCCGGTTGGTATTTTAGCTAGATCTAATTCAACAATAGCACCTAAGTATTTAGATAGCGCTTCATTCACTCTATACCATGATATGTCAAACAGGTATTGGAATGGTTTAGCTCTATCAACCATAGACACGGCTTCTTGCTCATTTGTACTATATATCTGGCCAACTATTCCACATGAATTGAATGAAGGCTCATTTATTTTATTGTATTGTATTTCTCTTGGTTTGATCTGAACATAAGTATCTTTACCAATCTTAGCGCCTTTCCACCATTGAGTTACCCAGAACTTTTCTGAGGTCTCACCTTTAGCTTCATCTAAAATATAATCTTCAGATCTAAATTTAATTTGTTTTTTACCTAATGTGTCAAAGTAAGTTATCTTCTGTATTTGCTTCATTGACCTCCAGAACATTCTAAGAACTCTTATGTTTCCTGCTCCGTCTGTGTACGTGTTTCTTCCTTGAGATCCACTTCCTGCGAATATCCCAGATGACTCTATAAATGAATTTATTGTTTCTCTCTCGTATATTTCCCATCCTTCTTTATCATCAATTGCTAAATTCTCTCCATCTAAATCTGTTCCGTCTCCTTTAAATTCTCCGTTGTCTAATTTCTTAACATCAGCGTCTTTAAGATCCTCGTAGAATGTATCTTGTATTTTACCAGGGCTCCAGAAGTCATCAATTACAATAACATCTGCATCTTCTATTTTATTAGAGTATCCTGATCTTAATGTATGTACTTTAAGTGGGTTTAATTTTTCAAATGTAACTTTACCATTTACAATGTCGAACATGTAAATTTCTTCACCCATAATAAGAGCATCCTTAAAGCCTTGCTGAAACTTAATCTTCATGTTTAGCTTCTCAATGTAGCTACGCATAAGTAAGTTGGCACGCTTTTCTCTTAAATCTTGGTAATCAAAGTTTATGTAGTCGCCATATGCTTGAAGTTCCTTGTCTAGTTCTTCATCTGATAAGTCAGACCCAATGAATTCCTTAATCTTTGCTTGGATCAAGGCCATCTTATCTTTCTTAATTTTAGATACAGTATCTGGATTAGTTATTTGTACAGTCCAATCAAACTTACGCCTTTTCTCCTCACCAACAAGTACATTAACTCGTGGTGCTATAATTGGATAATGCTGAATAGCATCAGGAATAAAATGTTGTTCCAATCCACCTGGATTAAGAACTAACTTCATATCGCGTAAGTCCACCTTACCATTGTAAAGGTCAAGGTTTATTTTCTTTCCTTTAAATTTTCTACGTATAATAGTATTGTTTAAGTAACTGTTATGATCGGCCCAGTCTAAGTGGGATTGTCTCCATTTAGGTCCTTTTTGCTTAAAGGACAACTTTTGTCTTGGAAAACTTTTATCTGTTGACATATTTCATGTTTTTGTAAAAATAACTCATTTTACTCTTATTGTTGTTGTATTATTATAGCTATATCGTACCGCTCTTTTCCCATCCTGCTTTTCTCATTGCTTTGTTCCAATTTTCATCTAAAAATGGATCATCATGGAAGTGATTAATAGGATCTTCTATCTTATTCTCTTCAAATTTATCTACGTACCTTTTTCTATCCTCTCTAAGAATCATAACCATATCCATTGCTGAAACTCTATCCGTATTTATATCAGGATTCCAAGCAATAGCTTCTTTTATATAGCCAATACTTCTTATTCTTCTGAGGTTAGGTACGCTAACAAGGTCAGTATCACCAGTTTCTTCATTAAAAACCTCAAGTTCGTATTGGGATAACATCCATTGTCTTTGTAAGGTTTTACCAAGCTTGATGACTTCAGCAGTTGTTCTAGTACCTTTAGATCTATTACCATATAATGTTGATTTAATAATTTCCATATCCCTAAGTATCTCCGGACTATCAGCTAATAAATGCAATGCATTCTTATTTGAAAAGTAAGTAAATAAACCCTTAAGGTTATTCTCATAATTAGCTTGGGCATTGTAGAACTGCGTAAGTCTTAAGCACTGCTCGTAAAAACTGTCTGCTAATACTGGTCTGCCAGTATATTCTGCTACAATCTTATCTGTCCACAAATCAAATACAAATATACTTGCCAAGGATCCACCAATTGTATAATCATTATCAATAGGGTCAATTCCTGCTATGTATCTGTTTTGAAATACTCTGCCATCTCTATCTTTTTGTGGCATCTCAAATATCTCAACTGCTCCATCAGATGTAGCTCCTTTTACTTTATAAGGATATTCTCTAATTGGGATTAAGTCTTGATCAACTTCCCATTTTACAAATCCCTTTTCATCATATGTTAAATTACCAACCCAATGTTCATCAACGAAGCTTTGTAATCTTGGTAATATATCTTCTAAGTAATCTCTTAAGTCTGCAACAGGAAATGCTGTACCCTGTGTACGCATAATTGCTTCCTGTGGTGTTATAGGTTCCTCAGCTTTCTTTTGTATAATTGCATTAGGATCACTAGATCCGTACTTAACAATTGCTCTTGCTTTATTGATTTCAATTAAGGCGCCTATTACATCGCTATTTCCATTCTTATCATACTTACCCGTATAGTTTAAATATGTTCCAAAGAAAAATGCGCATTCACCTTTTCCAAAAGCATTTCTATCAAACACGTTAGGCATTGAATAGATGTTATGTCCTGCTGAGTTATAGAATATTTCTTCTAATCCCTCAAAGGCTCCACCTTCAACACCACCGGTACCACCTGCCATCATGAATCCAAACGCATATCCGGATTCTTCAACTGAAGGTCTAGCAATACCCCAAGCAGTAAGGAAGTCATCAAATTTACCTGCTTCTTCCCAGAGTACTAACGCACCCCTTTTACCCCTGGCCTTTTGTGCATCATTCTTTAATGTAACACCGAGAACTTCATTTAGAACCCCTACCTCAGTACCAGTTCTTGTGTCTTTGCGCCCCATTCTCCAGTGCATGTCATTTAAGGAATCTTTTAATGAGCGTATACGAGGAAATGGAGTGTGTGAGGCGCAGAAATCTATTGTTGAGACAAACTTATTTAGTATCCCATCCTTAGTTAAGTATTCCTTTTCATTTGCTATTGCAAAAGACTTAACTTTACTTCTTGATTTAGTTCTGTCACCTAAGATAAAATTCTTAGCTAACATGGTGCTTGCCTTTACAGAATATCCACAACCCCTTCTTTTTAGATTGGCCCCATGCATACCATGTGCTCTTGCTATTTCTACGTAATGATAGAACCAGTAATCTGCATCATACACAAAAGGAAACGCTTCAACTCTGTCTGATTGTTTTGTTCCGTCAACAACTTCTGCTCTTAATAATGGCGCGTAGTTTAACTGAAAATAATAATTACCAGGTATCCATTCACCATCGCTTTCTCTTATATATCCTTCTCTGCAACGTCTAGCTTCTTCAGCCCAGAACTTATAATACTCAGAGTTTGGATTCTGATTTGGAAACAACTTTGTATAACATCCGTGTTTCTCAAAATGAATAGCAGCAGGTCTAAAATACTCCATGTCTTCTAAGACATGCGGATTAGTAAGATCAACAGCTATCCTTCCATTAGGATCTAATTTTCTTACAGACATATTTGGATCATCAGACTTTAATGGCAAGAGAGGATTCTCCCATCTTTCTAGATCCTTAAGCCTAGGCCTTGTAGGGCTGGCTAAGTTTTGAATAAACTGAATTGAATCTATATCAGCTAAGAGGTCATCTCTTTCTTCCCTCTTCATTCCAATAAGCAACTCCTCAGTTAACTCTGTCTGTGTTTCATTAAATTCCCTCATTGGTATCAAATATTCCTACAATCTTATTGCCAGATTGGGCTTTTAATTCTTTTTCCTTTATAATCTCCTTTTCAATTTCATTAAGAGCTTTAATTAGCTTTGGTATTTTTTCAACAGAAGCTGTTATCTTGTTAATGTCATGAATAGGTTTATTTGTTCTTAAATCTCTCTCATTGATATCAATAGTATCTAAGAAAGATGATATTTTTTCAATTACACCACGAGTACTTTCTAATAATTTAGTGCTAGTTGTCTCAGACAATCTCTTGTAATAAACTATTGCTTCATCTATATACTTAGGCTTTATCCAATCTTCTCCTAAGTCTATATCTAAGCAGACCTGATCATGTCTTTCTTCTTCATCAAGTATATACATATAATCAGATCTTTCATCTGCCATATAATACACATAAGACAACTCTTGAGTTGCCTGAAACTTGTCTTTGGATTTATCACAATCCCATATTTCCCTAAAAGGCTTAATCATTAACGCTTGTGGCGAAAATGTAACCTTATTGTTTACAATTTCAAATACATTCATTTCTTTCCTCTCTTTTTATTGTGGTATTAAATGGAATCGAACCATTGACACCCCACGGCTTCAACATGGTGCTCTACCTACTGAGCTATAATACCAAATAACAGTGGGCGAGGAGTATTTTTTGACAACTTTGCCTCCCCGCGAATCACTGTTGATGTTACACAGGCGCCGCATCTTAACCATATTTTACAACTATAGCTTGCGGCATTCTGTGTTGATTTTAATACTGTTGCAGGTTACAATCCGACTGTAACGCACAATGCTTTCACATTAGCTCTGCCACCTGAGACTTACTGCATTAGATTTTATTAGTAGCGTGTCTCAGATTTGAACTGAGGATCTCTGGGATATGAACCCAGCGAGATGGCCGCTTCTCTAACACGCATTATTTTATTATATCTTTATACCAACCAAATTGTTCTGCTGTCTTTAATAAATGGCAATTAGCACATAATACTTGACATTTCTCTATTTCTTCTTGTATTACTATTAACTTACAACTAGAATGCATTAGTTTAGTTATATTTTTTTCTTTATCTCTTAAATGATCAAACTGCAATACAATTGGATTAGATTCACCACATTTAACACAGTTATTTTCTTTCAAATAATCCCAGCAATATTGCCTTAATATTAGATTCTGTTTCCTTTTACGAATACTATTTCTAAGTTTTATTGCTTTTTTATTTTTCTGATAATGCTTTCTTGCAGCAGAATTTTGATCTTCCTTATTCTTATAACCCATAGTTCATGTAAATATATGAAAAAAAAGGCCCACTGTCAAGTAGGCCTATCATCATCTTTTGTGATGTTTATTAATCTTCGTCGCCTTTAACAGTTTCCGGATCAATAACTTCTATCTCTTTTTCAGATTCATCCTCTAAACCTAATGGAGGAATTTTTCCTAAATTATTTTTCATTTTTTAACCCTTTTGTGTCTACGATATAATCTACATCTCTTTCTGAGATCCTTATATACTCAACATCATTAATAACTACTACTGGCATTTCGTATGCAAACTTAGCATCAACCTGCCTATTCATTCCTCCCTCAATTCTTCTTTTAAAGTTTTCAACATTGATTTTAATTTCCATTCCTTTACACACTTGTTGACAGTGTGGACCAACTTCCATAACTTTCTGTATTGTAGAAAAGTCTTGTTCTAAGTCTGTACTACCATCAGCACCGAAAGATGCTGTTGGTAAATACAAACCTGATTCATTGGTTAGTTTGTTTCTTCGCGCTGTCAAAAACATGGTATTGAACATTGGCTCAGTACCTTCTGGTAAAGGATATTCTTTAAGAGATGCTTCATATAACACCTGCTTAACTTGAGCTTCAGCTGATAATATCTCAGAAGAGTCTTCTACAAGACCAGCAGTTCCTCTTTTAGATTTATCACGCGTAGTGAAAAAATCTTTATGAACCTCCTGACTATGAGCTTTTTGCTTTTGTAATTCTACATCCTTTTTTACATCCATTATTTTCCTGCTTTTGGCGTTACAACTTTCTTCTCAGGTTTACTTGCTTCCTTGTCTTGAGCTGCAATCTTTTCCTGAATTTCTTTTTGATTCTTCTCGTGCATTTCAACAATCATACCTAGTTGATCTAATTCCCTTAATATAACAGAAATTTCTTCTAATGTGTAGACTCCTTCTCTTTGGGCCTTGTCTATTGCCGTAATAAGTGTTTTCATAATTTGTTTTAAATTTATTGTGTAAATATACTAATTAATTTTACTAATTCCTAATTTATTTCTTTTTTTTTATTCTCTTGAATCTTATTATACAGAAAGTAGCTTGCGTATAGCTTCCCTAGCGCAGGAAATGTAAAGTTAGTCTTAAGCTTAGAGAACTCTTCTCTAGTTAAGTCATCTTTTATAGTAAGAGCATTATTAATAACTCTTACGAATTCAAACTGACTACGTACTATCTCTCTAACTTCAGATACGGTTAATCCATATTTATCTGCAAGCTCTTTAAGCTTTAAAAGATCTGCTTTACTTTCCCTCATCTATTTCAAAATTGAATATAAGTTTAAATCCATCCTCTGTCATATTTGGTATAAGCACTGGATTGATTATATTTCCTTTCATTATTACTCCCTTCTTCCTGAGTGATGTCAATAGATTATTAAATACCTTTTGACTCATTCCTCCTAAATCTCCTCTTATTTGATTTCTAGTGTCTGTTGCAAATAGCAATTTATTTACTAAATCTTTGTTCTTAACCTCTCTTGATAGTTCATATTTATAATACAACAGAAGTGCAAGTGCGTCAATTTCCTTTTGCCTTAGCTTATGGTAAGGTTTAAGGAACTCTAGCCAGTATTTAAATATCTCTCTCTTCGAGGTCTTTATTCTTTTTACATTTATGTTGTTCATTCATTTCTATTTGTATATGCAATGTAACTTCCGGTGAGTCATTTTCTCCAGTATAGTTCATAGAAACTTTATATCTATCCTCTACTTTATTAATTGCATTTATTACTTTATAAATCCTATCAGCTTTATCTTCAAGATATTCCATATCAACTGAAGTGTAAGCGTATCTTAATACCCCATTACTATCCCATTGGTTTAGTTCTAAAAGTTTTTTCATAATTAGTCTTTTTTATCTAAAAACCTTTCTCCATACTTTTCTTCGTACATATCTTCCCACTCAGTAATATGAGCTTCTGCTAGATCTGTGTTTCCACAATCTACACAGTATGGAACAACCGCTTTGTCCTTAGTGCTAATTGCTCCATCCTTTGGAAATGAAATTTCTTTAATGTGCAATTTTAGACAAGTCTTGCAATATGTCACTGGCACGTTGTTGTAATCCTGCTTTTTTGTTATCATGTTTAATAATTTTAAATCGTTAATAATGTCAGTGTCATACACTGGAAATGGTGCCATCATATTGGCATGCTCTCTGCGTTCAATTTCTTTAGTTAGGTCTTTCATTGGTTTATAATTTAATAGCACATCCTGTTGTAAGGATTGTTCCAGCAACTGAAGCGGCGTTTTCTAATGCAACTCTTGTTACTTTCTTTGGATCAATAATACCAACAACTATCATGTCTTCGTATTTAGCATTTTTAGCATCATACCCAAGTCTTCCATTAGTTTTATGCCTATTGATACTTGAAGTAACAACGTCTCCATTGATTCCAGCATTTTCACATATAGTAAGTATTGGAGCCTTGCAAGCTTCTTTAAGGATGTTAATTCCTTTTTGCTCTGTCTCATGCTTAACATCTTGAATAAAGTCAATAGCATTAAGCAGTGCAATTCCTCCGCCAGGTACAATACCTTCTTCTAGCGCAGATATGACAGCTTCTTTTGCGTCAATAACTCTATCCATTTTTTCTTTCATTTCAACTTCTGAATTTCCTCCAACATAAATTACAGCAATACCACCAGATAGTTTTGCAATTCTATTTGATAATTGAGTTTTATTAAACTCTGATTTCTCTAATTTTATTTTACCTTGTAGTTCGGAGACTCTATCTTTGATTTCTTTCTCATCTCCTTTAGCACCAACTATAACTGTTGATCCTTGAGTTACTGTAACTGAATCTGCTTGACCTAAGTAGGTACCATCCAGTTGGTTTATAAATTCTGATTTACATACTATGCCTCCGGTTTGGTATGCCATATCTTGTAGTATTTCAGCTCTTTGGCTTCCGAATCCTGGAGTCTTAACGGCTACAACTTGCGCTCCTCCTCGTGTTTTGTTTATCACTAACGTTGCAAGTGCTTGTCCTTCAATGTCTTCCGCCACTATTAGTAACGGTCTTCCTACCTTCGTTGTTTGTTCTAATGTAGGCATTACATCCTCAACAGTAGTTAACTTACCATCCACCAACATAATATATGGGTCCTTATAAGTCACTTCCATTGTATCCGGATTAGTAGAGAAATAAGGTGAGACCATACCTCTATCAAATTGCATTCCATCTACCACGTCTATATAAGTAGTTTGGCCTTGTCCAGCTTCTACGGATACTCCTCCTTCTCTGCCTACTTTTCCGAAGGCTTCTGCCACTAATTCTCCAATCTCAATATTGTTATTTGCAGATACTGTGGCAACTTGTTTAATCATTTCTGAATCAGTATCAACAGGAATAGCAATCGAATTTATATATTCAACTGCCTGCTTTACACCGAAATCTATCCCCTGCTTTAATTCATTTGCATCATATCCACCTGCAACAAGTTTTAATCCATGATTAAGTATACACTGAGCTATCACAGTAGCAGTAGTAGTTCCATCACCTGATCCTTGTTCAGCCTGTTCAGCTACATCTTTCATTAACTGCACACCCATTGCTTCATACCTATTTTCAACTGTCACGTTTTTTGCGACAGTTACTCCATCCTTTGTTATGATAGGCAGCATGTCTGGCCCCCTATCTATGATAACATTCTGACCCTTAGGCCCTAATGTAATCTTTACTGCATTAGAGAGAGTATCCACACCTCTCTGTATACTCTCTCTTGCTTCTCTCCCGTATTTAATATTCTCCATCTTGTATCTTTTCTTCTAGTTCGTTAATTGATGAGACTTCACCTTCGTATATTAATTTTCTTTCTGTTGCTTCAGTATATATGATCTGTACGTTTCCAGTATAGTAGTTCATTACTATTCTTAATTCACAGATGTTTCCTTCTCTATCTTCTCCTGTTGCCGAGTAACCACTTTGTTTTACTTTTTGATTTCTTCTGTCAGGCATAAAACCTAACATTACAATTTCTTCTGCTGTTACCATTTATCTATTGGACATGTACATTCATCACATTTTGTTTTCGCGGCCAGTATGCAACCACACTTGCCACATCTTCCTAGTGCTGTCTTGAACTCACATTCATTACATATATCCATTCTAGATTGATTTCTCTCCATTATCTCCTTGGATAATAACCCTAGTTTGCTCTTCCCTAGGTTTGAGAACCCATTCGCTACTTCGTCTATCTTGCCCATACTCTATTCTTCTAACATTTATTTTACTATTTTCATCTACTTTGATTATACCCCTTATTGAGTCTAACACTATTCTATATTCTTCTGCTCTTGTTAAGAACATTGGAAGATGTAGTACATGTCCAATTTCTTCATTATCTTCAAATAAAACATATTTAACTGATGCTCCTTGAGTATCAAGATCAAAGTACCTGTAAACAGGTATTCCATTTAAATATATTTTTTCTTTAGACATAGTAATCTACTATTTCAAATGTTATTCTCATGTGCTTGATCATGAAGACTGACTTGTCTTGTATATCAAGAACACTTATTTCTTCTCTGTCCTGTAAGAATGATACCACTCTTGGTAAAGCATGTGCTTGTATCATGAATGTAACAGATAATTCTCCACGATCGTGAGCATTATGTAATGCTTCGTTGATCTTACCTTCAATATTACTTGTCTGTACTATCCCTACTTTCATCGTCGTATAATCCTAATTCTTGATCATTTTTAACTATCTCTTGCAATAATTCTTCTTGAAGTTGCTTCTGTATAGCATTAGATAAGTCAGTTACTGCTTTCGCTACCTCATCATCCTTTATACTTCCATGATCAAGCTTACTTTGTAACACTTGCTGTAAAAATCTTCTTTGTGTAGAGCTTAAGCTACTTGCTTTATGAACTATTAAAGCATAATGAGCAAGTATTGTGTCATTATCCATATCAAGTACGCGTCTAAGTGACGGCTTGATACTTAATGTCATTCTTTTTCTTTTATTATTTTGATTCATTGTTTATATCTTTTACTTCAAACTTCAACTTTCTTCTTGAATGCATCATGAAAGGAACAACACCCTTCTTAGAGTCTATAAGACAAACTCCAGTTTGCATTGCTATCTCTAACCACTTACGCACATCCATTCCATCAGGAATAGCATTAATATCACACACAATAGTTTCAGTTAGTACGTTGTTTTCTTCTTTCATTTAGTAAAAATAAGAAATAAAATTGACAAATCCTAATTAAAACAAAAAATCCCCACATTTCTGTGAGGATTCTAACATAATAGATTTAAACAATTTATAGCCTGATGCTTTTAACGTAGTCAACAATAGCCTTAAAGTTTTTAAATATGAATGCGCCAAGTAACCCTGCGGCTATGTGACTCCACCCCAATAGTATCCATACGCCTAACGAACCAAGAAGCAAGCCTAAGCCATAGAATCCAAGTCCAGTGGTAAATTTAACTATAACACTAACAACACTTTTAATATAATCAATAACTTTTTTCATAATTTATTTTTAGTTTTAATAATTAGATAGAAAAATCCCTTGGCCTTGTTGGTATTTCAGAACCTGGAACAGTTTTCTTTACAATTTCAATAGAGCAGTGCTACTTTTGCCCAGGACTGATAACATTTGTTAATTCAAAAGGATCCTACTTGTTCCGTATCCAGTCCAACTCTATTATTATATGTAAATGGTTTCCATCGAGTTACTATCTTTTTAACCTCCTTACACGCCTACGCCCCATAATATTCTTAACTTATTAGCTTTAGGCTGATGTAATTCTAACACCAGATAGTTTATTTATGCAAACATACGATATAAAAGTTCTATTTCCAAATAATAGTATCACTATTTTTTGTTACACATATCCTTTTCTAATTTACGTAGTCTTTCCATCTCATTTCTATAAGCTATACTTGCTCTTCTAGCTATGTCAGACATCTTTTTTATGTCTCCAGATGCCTTAGCTTCTTCTAATTGTTCAGAAAAACTTCTCTCAGATTTTTTTTTAAGCATTTTATTTCGTATATTTAAATAAATATACAAAAAATAATTTATAAAAACAAGATAAAAATGGATTTAGATCAAGAAATTAAAAAATTAAATTACGCACTGAAGAGTTTTAAATGTGACTATCATGCTGATTATGAGGAAGATAAAAATACAGGAAGAGTTACTTTCTTTTTATTAGACTCTGGAGAATTGCCAATTATAACACATGAGATACCTTTTGGCCCTGATTTCGAACAGAGTGTAACTAACTTTAAGAAGCAGGCTATAAATACATGCAGTCATGCAAAAGTTTAAGTTTAAGAAAAAAAGAGAGATGCGTTATGATCCTGAGAAGTTTCTTAGGATGGAATATAAGGGTATGGAAATTTTAATACAACATGATCCTCTATATGATGGACCAAGAAAAAAGCCTACTGAGAAGTAGGCTTTTCTAATTTAAGTTGTTTTCTTTTGTATTTCTTATCAGTTGCATTAACAGTTGATTATAATATTGTACTGGATTAATATCGTATCTAATAGTAAAATTCTTCATGTCATGAACATGTATCATAGGACATGGCATTTTTTTATATACTGCATCTCTTAATGCTTTTAATAGTTCTTCAGGACTCATCAAATTTTAATTTTTTCCTATTATATTTTTTAATATTCTTTCTGTACAATTCAGCTTGTCTATTGAATTCTTCTCTTATTGCAATATCAAGTTGCTTGTGAGCTTGTCTTCCTCCATGAAAGATAACTCTTCTATTACCACTTCCCGAAGAGTTTGTCTCCAAGTCCTTTAATAACTTTTCTAAGTCCTGTCTTGTTATTCCTTTGTGCTTCGGATAGGAATCTTTGTCTTCTTCTTTCATGTTCTAGATTTACTTTATCTTTTATGGTTTGTCCGTGTATACTAGGAATTATTCTAGCATGTCTTGATGGATCTTGTATTGTAATATGTGGATCAAGTCCACCTATATAATTCTTACTTGTAAGATTAAGTGCTGGTCTATTTTGAGGGCCATCTAAGTTCCATTTCCATTCTTTTCTATTATCCCAATTAGGATCTTTTTCTTTTTTCTTTAAAAACATTTTAATTTCTTTTTAGTTCCCTTCTCAGTTTCCTTTCCTGTTCCGTGTAGTTGCTCCCATAATCCAGGTCCAACTACATTAACAACTTGTATCCAGCCTTCTTTTGTATACACAAATCTATATCCTTGTTCATCTGTGTGTATTTCTCCTAATGCACCAATACCTTTCGGTTCAGTAGGGGAGATGAATGCTTGTGATTTCCAAACAGTATTACCAATAGTTGTAGTAGGTTGAATGAATTGCCCAACCTCATCATACATAATATTAGTAGTTGTATGTCCAGTATTTGTTATTGAAGTTTGAGGCAAACTAACCGATGTTAAGTTTTCTTCTTTCATATTTAAATTTTTTAATTTCATCTTCAGCATAATCTAATCTTGTTTCACAAACATTTACTAATGTTTTTAACGCAGTTATTTCAAGTTGCATCTTGTCAATAAGTTCTATAATATCAGATGATATCTCTGATGTATTTCTTATTACACTATTTTTAGCTAAATCCCTTTCTTTAGGATCTATTGCAGCATTATCAAAACAAGATAGATTAGCCTCTGCCATATTATTATATGCTTCTTGTCGTAATTGCCATATTTCTTTCATTTCTTTAGATTTTATCTAAAGATACTTAAAAAATTTGTAAATCACAAGAATTAAATAAGAAATTTTGGAGTTTGGTAGAAATTTTATGAAAAAAATGATAGTCCATGGAAGAAATATACGGATTATCCACATAATCCACCCAAGAGTCCTCGGAATGTACATTATATTGGTTGGTGTTGTCATTCCGAAGGCTACAAAGGCAGTTGTGCCTAGAACTTTAGAGAAATTTATTCTTTGCATGTGTAAAGATAACTCATTTTTCTCTGAAATCCTGTCAACTTTATAGCTAAAGTATGTTTTTAGTTACGGTAAATCCGTAATTTATCCGAAATTATTCCGAATTATTTCCGAAAACTCTCCGAAAGAATCTATATAATGATCATAGACTAGCTTGCCGTTCTTGTGAATGATAAAAAGATTCTTAAACATTACATCAACAGTAGACTTCCTGCCAAATCCTCCCTTCTTAACCCAGATCTCTTCATTGTCATCCCACTTGAAGTCATATGCTTCTAATACTTCTCTCATAGTTTTCATGGCTCTAATATACGAAATATTTATTTACCCTCCTAATTCACCCTCCGTGTATGCTTTCTCATTCATTAACACCCATATATGTATATAATGATAGGATACTCATGCATAATGATAGGATAATGATAGGTTAAAATTTTTTTTTAAAATTTTTTTTGAAGATGAAAATATAGTCGTACGCTAGATAAACCCAAACTTTAGCCCCACTCTTTTTATATTTTGGGTATAGGGGTATCACTTTGTGACAGCTCACCTAATTTCAAGAACATGTGGTAGAGCCTGTGCGAAATTAACCCAAATTACAGTCATCAGCCCTTTGTGGTTCTACGTAAATGATGTCTAACACCTATGGTAGTGCAGGTGTTTTTATTTCAACTAAATCAATTGGGTATATTAATAATTAAAACAACTATATTATGAAAACATTCTTTCAAGTAACAGCAATGCTATCACTCACGTTCATAACTATGATGATGAGTATTATTACATTCACAACCATGTTCAATGATACACCAATACGCCCTTGGAGTAATGAGTCATTGTTATGGAACATTAAAGCACAAACATTCTTATTAGCTGTATATTTTGTATGCAAGATTGGAATATATATGTGTAACACTTATGAGTTTAAGGTAAACAAAAAGAGGAGTTATGTAAAATAAGTAGACATATTGGGAGTGTGACAACAGCACTCCCTTTAGCTTAAATTAATAAAAACCTAAACTTCACATATACTCTTATTATACATTGGTAGTTAATAATAACTATCACAACTAAATCTCGTAAACTCGTGAAAAATCTTTATTACATCAATGGAAATGCCATAGTTGCTAGTTCATTACAGGAAGCTTTAATTATTAACAAAGAGGCACAGCAAGTAGCTGTTGCCTCTTAAAAACCATAACTAAATCATGGAAAATATAGTAAGATTGGCTTTGGGAACAAAGTTTAAACCAGAAGATATTGATAACATTCTTCTTATTTGTCAAAAGACTGATAACCTTGAGGTTGCAGTATCAATGTTATTAGGCTTGTATGTTGAGCCTACATTTAATCAATATGCTGAAGATGATAGCTATTATACAAACAAAGAGTTTGTATCTTATGACCCATTCAAGGATAAAGTGACATTTAAAGGTAACAGAGTTACTAAAGTGTATGCTTGGTTCAAGAAAGATGTTGAGGCTATTGAAGAGAATATTATCTCTAACACTTCTTATGTTAATGACGCAATGAGTGAAACTAAATTTAAAGGCACAAGAGATGAATTTGAAGATATGTTTACTCGTAAAGAGTGGAAGAGAACTGTTAATGATAAAGCAGAAACATCAACTACTTATTCTTATAATTGGAAGAAAGAGGAGATATCTTATGCTTTAGCAGAGTAATTAAATTGGGAGAGGACTAATCATTCTCTTCCAATCTTTTCTTTAAAAAACCCAAACTTTACTCTCAACTCTTTTTATATATTGGTAGTTAGTATTAACTATTAGGCTTCATGGAGTGCCTTTATTAAAACTCCTATAAAATCATTTGAAATCATGAGCAAGAATGTTCTTTCAAATCAGCCTTTAGTTAAGGCACATCCCGTTACAGGATCAATTGTAACATATTTTGAAAATTCCAAAGGAGAAACTTTTGGAAAAATACGTGTAGACCAGCGTGCACCAGTAATTAATAATGGCTTCATGTCCTTTGCCAATCGTAGTGCTTTCATCACCTTAGATGAAGAAACTGCAAAGGAAATGGAAACAATCCTTGTGGAGGACAAACCTTATCCAATTCAGGGTAAAGTTGTTGTTACTGAATCGTTAACACCATTCTACGAGGGGCAAGAGCCTAAGCGTAAAGGTGCAGACGGAGAGGTAATTACTCATTTAGGTGCACCTGTTTATCGTGACACTAACTATGTCTTTGACCTTGAGGCTAAAGATACTTTGTTAGCAGGCGATAGAGACGGCGTGGAAACACCTGTTGCTCAAGAGGCATCCTCTGCAACCCCTGAATAATAGTAAGGGTTAACAGTATTGGCCACTCTCATTAATTTGAGAGTGGCTTTTATTATTGCGTGAAAAAAGGTTTGCAACAAGTTGCAGAGTTTAATTTAATCAATGTAAAAACATTGATTAATATAACCAAAACTTTAAATCCTCTCTTTTTATGCACGGCGGAGTTGCAATACGAACTTTCCCGCGAGATTTAAATACGAAAGAAATGAAAGATATATCATATAGAGGAGATGATTATAAGGTTGTTGAGAATCCTTTAGGTAGAGTTAGCTGTGATTCTTGTGTATTCTATAAGACACATTCTAACTTCGGAGGATATAATCCATCTTGTAGAGTAAAACTAGATATGGACTACTACAAAGGCTTTGGGTATAATACTAATGAGCAGAGTACAATGTTCTCAAAGTGTGCTATTGGTGTTATGGTGTTTGAAAGCAATAAAAAGTTTAAGAGAAGAGTGTTAACTTGCGTGGGATAACCCAAAACCACATCATTTCACCACCTAATTCAAATACGAACATTAACTAACCTTATTAAATTATAGCTAAAATGAGCAGAACATATAAAAAGGCATATACTAAATCTAAAGCTTTCGATAAAACTTGCAGATGTCATGGTGGTTGTCCTTATTGTGAAGGTAATAGAAAATATTCTACTAAAAAAAGAAAAGAGAAAACTAAAGATGAACTTAAAAACTTAGAATAATTAAAAATATTTATGAATATTACTGCTACATACGATGTCTTATAATCATCATGCAAGTTACTGACCGTAAGCTAACAGTCTACCTAGGAAAAGAAATGTTAACTCGGAGGAAATCTATAACCAACAAGCTTTAGAAGAGTAGTTGGGAAAATGAAAGTACAGAACCTTGATATTAATCATTGATAGGTAAAGTAGTGTAGCAGTAATATCTCATAATTAATTAAGCTCTTTGATTGAAGGTAAACAATAATATGAAGGGTATAGACAAGCGATGCTCTCGTTAAATCCATAAGAGCCTTATTATAAATCATTATATCAGAAATGGTTGTGTTTATTGGAAATATAATTATTCAGCATCAGTAGTAACAGATGGGCAAATAGCCGGTTACGATGCTTGTTTTAGTTATCCCATAACTGAATTGGGCAAAGAGTTTTTAATAAAAGCGAAGACATAACACACGCTATACTATGTGTTATAAATATAGTCCAAAACCCTTATGACTTTAAACTGTAACCTACTAGTAATGGTAAAGATTGTAATAAACAAAGGATTACTTGGTATTAATATTTGAAGTGAATAATAGTAACTACAAAATAAACATTAATATTTCATAATATATAACAACTGAAAGCGAAACAGCAATTACAATTAGGAATAGATGCAACTGTATGAGATATGTTGCTTAGTGAATACGAAACAGATAATGCTGATTTAACTGACTAACTGGAAACAGGAAGGTTAAATAATATTCATACTATTGGGAGTTCTCAGCAAGTAGTTAAAGCATTGGAGTGTTAGATTCCTCCACCAAAAGTGCGAGTCTTAGAGGCGTGTGTACACTTTAACTACATGACCCTACTCTTATTAAAGAATGGAGAAAGCCTATTTATAGGTACTTGCTAAAGTGATTAAACCTCGCTTTAATAATAAAGAGGGTGCTAAACCAATAATAAAATTAAAATAATTATAAACAACTTAAAATCATTTAAAACATGGCAAAAGGATTTGTATTCAGACCAGAATCATTCTGGGTAGGATTACATTACTCAGAATACAACAGACGTTATTGTCTTAATCTATTGCCATGTTGTACAATATGGTGGATTAAGAAAGGAGGCAAAGTACCAGAATTAGCTAAAGTATAATTTAAAACCAATTAAATCATGACACAAAATGAAAAAGATGTCTTAAAGATGTCGAAATTAAAGTGGCGCAACTACATGCGTAAGTCTTATCCTAATTTTAAGGTTAAGCAATGGGCTAGGACAAGTTATAGGCTTGCTCACCCACAAGTAATTAATAATTAACCCTAAAACCTTAAAATAAAATGAAAAGATTTTATTATTTAATTGTCCTTTTAATAGGACTAACTATGGTGCAATCATGTGAAGATGACTGCACACAAGACGCATATTGCGCACTACTATCATCATCAGATTATAGTAAAACATCATTAACAAAAGGTGGAGAAAAAGTCTATGTGTGCCACAATGGTGATACACTTTATATAAGCGTTAATGCACTACAAGCTCACCTAGATCATGGTGATACTGAGGGTGAGTGTAGCACATTATCTTCTACTGGACTAGAATTTAAAGACGGAGCGGTAGTTGAAATACCATGTGATTATGAGTTACCTTTTATACATGTTACAGATAATGGTACTCAATGGTGGTATGGTAAGACTAGTGATAGGCCTTAATAATATTTAAAGTATGGGAGGTAGAGTAATCTACACCAGGTCAAGTGGTTTACAGCTTGATATAATAGTCGTTGAATTCGACGTTACATAGGAAAGTGCAGAACTAACTGCCGTAACAAATAGCATCATCATCTTTATAATTGGTTGGGTTCCTATCGTTTGGAGCCCAACAACAAAGCCCGCCTACGGGGCATAGAATAAACCAGCAATGGTATAAAGTGATTGGAACTTAAGCATTCCAATTGCCATATAAGTTTATAACTTGTATGTCACTGATAGGTATTACATTATTATATTGTGGAGCGTCTGTGGTCTAACGGCTGATGACGCAGCAATATAACTGTCCTTTGGTAAGGGAGAGTTGAGCAGAAATGCAATAAGATATGTAATAGGCAATGATAGTAGTTCCCGCCAGGAATGAAGTTGTTGTTATTTGTACTCCTCATGCATGTTAAGAGAAATCTATGTGCGCGTTGGTTGCAAAAGTAAGTAGGGTTGGCACCTGAAAGCAGACAGAAGTTGATAACTAAACTATCCAAAAGATAGCATGTTATACAACTTAAGCAGACTTCTGTTATTTACTGGCCTAAATCTAAACTAGACAAAGGAAAAACAGCTTGAGACATTGAGAACACAATATTCTTATCCTACTGTAATATGTAGGTACCTACGAGCTCCCAAGGCTCATGGTAAATGAATAAAGTATTATTGCATTAACAGCGGCCGCGTTGTGAACACAGGGATGTGGATCAGTAAGAAATTGAAATTATAACTCTTAATGTAGTGGTGTCGAGCACCGTAACTCGTGAATATGTTGTCTACGTGCAGTAATGTACGTGTGTGTATAAATGTGAAAGCATTTACAATGACAATCTTTTAGGGCCATCACTCAACCCTAGGTTTTTTTATTACATTTTAAATACGAATCATGATACCTTATAAAGAAATAAAGGCTGGTGACAAAGTACACTATAAGACTAAACATGGTGAATGGCAGAACGGTATAGTAAAAACAATACCATCACATCCATTTATTGAAGTCTTTGTAGTGTATAATTGCGCAGGAGAATGGGATTATTATTACCAATACACAGCTCAATCCACTAGATTAACTGACTTACATAAAGGTTGGTTATTCAATAGAAAGAAATTAAATATCACTAAAAAACTTTTAAAATGAAAGGATTATTTATTACAATGATTATTTTTACTCTATTAATTGTATTTGCAAATAGAAATATTCATAGCAAAAAGCGTGAATTAGCAACTTATGAAGAAAGAGTAATGTGGTTCTTAAAGAACTATTATGAATCAGGAATGGAGTATGATATATTACTCATATCTATGGAAGGTGCTGACCTAGATAATTTTGAATGGTATGATGATATTATACACATACCAAAGTATAAAGACGAATTAGATGAGTGATGAGTACTTTGAAGAACAAGCTAAAGAAGGCCGCAGGAGTGCTCATTTACATATGCAAGCTTCCATGGAGTCCATCGCGGATATGGTTCAGAGTAGCGCTAAATTCAGGCCGGGTGACAAGGTATGCATCAAAAAATCAGAATTCAAAGACCTCTCATTAAGCACACAAGAGGAAATGAACTTTATATACACTATCAAAGGAGCTACTTGGAAAGGCTTTGAAATAATGTATACGATAGAATATAATGGTAAAGAATTGAGAACTCCAATACATGAGGACTCATTACATTTAGCACCAATACATGAAAGAAGAAAATTAGATTTATAACAAAACCCTTAAAACAATGGCAAAATTAGAACAATATTTAGTAGAAACACCGGCAGGTGAAAAATTTAGAGTATTTGCAGCAAACACATATGATGCAGGTAAACAAGTGCTAGCTAAGATAGAATTTAGAAATTCACTTGTAATTAGCAACACGCTAGTGTCACATCCTGAAATGATGTGACAAAAAGTTGCAGAGTAAGATCTTGCAAGTATTAATAACCCCTTGAAGGGTTAGCTGGTGTGCAAAACCAGTAATGCTTGCAGTATTAATGAGCAGGTGTATAGCTGTAATCAGCACACCGCTGATAAAGGTGGATATATTGAAAAAGGGTTTGTAGTAGATATATATGAAATCAAGCTGATCAGAAACCCCGAAAGACCCAACCTGCTCTTTTAATCTAGCATACCTGAATGCCGTACTATTTAATCAGGTGGCCTGTGTGATACAGGCCAAGATATAAACTTCTAGCAAGGAGTTAAAGTAGCATGAAGATGTGAGGATATATAGCCGATCCATTCACCTCTGTTGTCACAAATCATCGTGGACCATATAGAACCGGGCGTTACGGCTCCTTGAAGTTAAACCAAAGCTCAAAATAATATACAATATGGATAAAATAATTGATTAACGTACATATTTTTGTTTTGAGCTTATTTAAAAACTAGAACAAATGAAAACAAAATTTATTAAAGGAACTGATAAAAAGTATTCTATTAGAGAGGACGGTGTAGTATTTTCTAATTATTATTTTAATAGGAATGGAGACAAAGTAAAAAGAAAAAACCCTCTTAAAAGTAGAAAAGATAAAGATAGAATTATTGTTCAAATTAATTACGGTGAAGCAAAAGGTCCTAAATGTACAAAAGCTCTAGTTAAAGAATACTTTGGTTTTTTCTATTGTAAAAAATGCAGTAAAAAAACTAAAGATAATAATAATATTCAATACTTTTTTTGTAAAAAATGCACTAAAGAAAAAAGAAGATTAAATTCAGCTAAATTTAAAAGTAACAATCCTGAAAAAATTAAATTAAGTAGAGATAAATACAGGAAGGATCTTAAAGATGGTTATATCTCAACAGTATTAAGATGTGCTACTCAAAATTTAACTCCTGAGATAATAGATGCTAAAAAAAACCATTTAAAATTATATAGAGAAATTAAAAAACAAAAAACAAAATGATACCAATTAAAAAACAAATGACAGTTATGAATAAACTTGCTGTCGGCTTAGGTCAGGATGTATTAGACTTAAGAGCTGGTAAATTAGATGATACTAAAGCAACTGCAATATCAAGGTTGTCTGGTAAAGCAATTAAAGCTGTTGTTGAAGGAGTTATGCTTGCTAATCATCAAAATATTCAAAGGAAAAAAATAGAAATAAGCAAAATGAATGCTGAATCTAGAATTGAACATATTAAAATTCAAAAAGCTAAGCTTAAAAAAATAGGAATAAGAGTAGATGTGTAATGAATGCCTTAGAGAAAGCACAGTTAAGGATACAACCTGAAGACAGGATACCTACGTATCCAGAAAGAGGAGAGTGGTATCACGTATCGTGGGCATCTCCTAAGTTTAAAAAAATGAGAGTAGAACTATTATCTATCCGTGGTGACAAGGTAGTAGTTAGAACAACAAAAGGTAAGATCTTAGTAACAAATACAAAGGATCTTAGAAACCAAGAACACATAGCAGTTGAAAATGCTAAAAAAAGAATTAGAAACAATAACAAAAGAAGACAATTAAATATTTAATCATGGAGAACACTTATTATTATCACACAAAACAAAATAACAATGGACGCAGAGCAACATTTGCAGGAGTTGTAGAGAATGGAACAATTAAGATTGGACTTGCTGTTTGTAGCAACAAAGACCAATTTCAAAAAAGAATAGGAAGAAATATCTCCGGAAATAGAGCAAGAATAGCGCCTATCTCTACTGTTCCGATAATGAATGACGTAAGAGCAGGAGTTATGTTTAGAAGAGCAGCTGAAATACTGTCAACGACAAATAAAGATGCCTTAGTTAAACTAATAACTAGATAAATGAAATATGCCGTAGGAGACTATATAGAAACAAAGTATTTATGGCCTGGCTCCCATGGCAAAAGTAAATATAAACGTGGGCAAGTCACAAAAATAACAAAATACCATTATCATATTGATTTCTCTGATGGATACAATCCAAAGAGATTAGGTATAAAAATGGTTGAGAAATTATCAAGGAAATTTGATCCAGGATCAGGATCACCAAGAAAATTTAAATTTCTACCCTAGCTTCACTATGCGTCTTATGAGAACAGCTTGTTGTGCTTGCACTTAAAAGCTAGGAAGTTCTAAGCTTGTAAATGAAGATCCATGACACACGTCAATAAAGATTTGAATCTAATGAGATGGGTACATTAGAACAAGCAAGTCTACTGCGTCTCCTGCCCTTGGCAGTTACACTATTGTTAAGTAGGATAATGTTGGCGTAGGAACTAACTTCATCGCAACGTGGTGAAAAAGGAAAGGCCGCTATGTTAGTAATATTATAGTTTGTACAGAAGTAATTGATCAGATGAAAGTACAAAGGAAGTTTATTATGAGAAGCCGATCACACTGAGCTGATAACTCAGAGATTGCAGGTTCGAGTCCTGTCGTTGCTACTAATTTTATATACATAAATTTAAAACCAATACAACTATGGTAAAACATGAATACAATGTAATCACTGTATCAAGTTATACTTGTGATGTGGTTGAAAGAAGACAATTGATAATCAAAGGCTTTAAGACAGAAAAAAGTCTAAAAAACAAAAATATGGGAAAGAACAAAGGTGATGTAGTGATACAGAGACACTTTCAACAGAAATATAATGTTGATAGAGATCATTCTGTATTATTATTTAAAAAGAAGAAGAAGTTACAATATCTTATTGATTCTGTTTCTGATGAAGCAGGAGTAGATATTACTTTGACAACTAGACAAAGAGAATTAGTTTATTTAAGAGCAGTTTATTTTAGACTTGCAATTGAATTGACTAAATACTCATACGCATCAATTGCTGATCTTGTTAACAGGGATCATGCAACAGTTACACACGCAATGACAACTGTTTGGGAAGAAATAGAAACTTATAGACCTGACATATATGATATATATGAAAAATTAGTGACAGATATGGATGACCAACAATTCGCTGAGTTAAAGGTGCTTAGAATATCAAAGAAGATGAGAGAAATAGAAAAAACTCTTGACAACGTAAAGAGAGAATTAAATAAAGATTATTTCTCACTTCAACAAAAGTTAGTTAATGTTAAAAAAGTTGCATACAATGAAACATTAAATTAAGTTATGATATATCATCTAATAATGATATATTGAGTCACCATAATTCTAGACGTGGTTAGGCTGGTTCGATTCCAACATGGTGACCTATTCAGATGTTTTCTGTTGATTTAGTTGGTTGGTTGATGAGACGGAGTATGTCTAAAACTATATACAGTAAGAACTCCGTCTCATTTTTTTTAAAGAAATTAATCTTGACTATAACCCTTAGTAGAGTAGCTATAACGTCAGGTGTTGTTACTTGAAGACGCGGGTTCGAATCCACGCAGGCTAGGTAGTCAGTAAATAAACAAAAATGGATTGGATTTACACAAACCCTGAAAAACCAGGTAAATATGTAGTACAAACAAAAAGCACTCTTAAAACACATACTTTATCATCACAATTTAATGATAATGGTTGGTCGTTTAAAAATCAAGTGTTTTATAGATACTTAAAAGAATGAAATTAATTTACATGAACCATACTCTTAATTGGCTCCATCAAAAAGGAATCAATATAGAAGTAGATGATAATGTAAAAGTCACTCAAAATGATGAATACATAGTAATAGAAGAAGTTAAATCAATAAAAGAAAAAAATTAATGACAGCAATAGAATATGCGTACAGGTTATTACCATTATTAATAATCATTTTGGCTTATAAATGGCCTAGAATAACATTAATATTGGTATGCATGTTACTCAAATGGTGGGTAGCAGCTATTGGAGTCTTGATTGTGTCTATCTTAGCTTTAGTTAAGATAAGCGTGAAAAAGATGACAAGAGAGGAATATGAAGAGTATATAGCAGAAAAAGAACAAGAAGATGACAATTCTTAAGAAAAAAGCATTTCATGTTACCATAGACTCGAGGCTTATGAAAGCCCATGAACAAATAAGAGACACCGTTATTTGGAGATCATCTAACGGTAATCAAAAGCTTTATAAAGAATTAGATATTAATCATCTAAAAAATATAATAGCTAAGATTGAGCGTGGTGAGCTAGAAGATAGATTACACCAATTATTCGACTTAAAAAATGAAATAGATTACAGAAACTTAAAAAATGAGTAAAACAGAAGAAACAGAAGACACGCAAGCATTTAAGGATTTTCAAAAATCTTTAAGTGTAAAAGAATTTGAAACAATTTATCGTATATGCAAAGAAAGATACTATAAATTAAGTCAAATTTTAGAAGACAGGGAAAAATTTATGAATAAAATACTTGAGCAAGTTGAAATGACTAAACAACAAGTTGAAGATATCCCTGATGAAAAGAGAAAAGACGCGTTAAAAGGCGTTATTAAACTAATGCATGCATTAGGTAGAAAAGGAGACAGAAAAATGTTTAAAGACTTGCATTCAGATGTAATGGAAGCAAGACATTTAACTGAATTCTTAAACAGATTTAGTCCAGATAGTGATTCATTCGAAGAATTAGATTTTTCATTCTTAAAAGAAATAGCAAATGAAGTATAAATTATTAGTATTATCAGCATTTTTCTTCATAACAGGAGGATTTTTTATAGGAACATTATTTAATAGTGATCCAAACACTTCAATAACAATAATCATACTTTCTTGTTCAAATCTACTTTTTATTTCCCTTATGATGACAGCATTTAAAATGCTTAAAAATCAACGTAATGATGGTTTAAAAGATGGATACAAAGAAGGTGTTGATGATATTATGGCTGGAGTGTATGAAGAATACGGTGATGAAGGCACAGATAAAGTTGCAAAGGCAGCTAAAAAAGTTCTTAGTAGAGAAGGAAAGATCAAAACAAAAGGAAACAAGGTGCATATTCACATGCATCAGTAAGGTAGTTATTCCCTTGGATGGCCGGTTATTAGTAGCACTCGATGTGTCACAAACTATGGTGCTAGCGTTTAGCTGTTAACAAGAACAATTGTGACCCAGGGGAAACTTAACTAAAACTAAATCAAAAAGATGATATTACAGGATAACAAAATTTATTTTAAAAACATGCAAGTTGATACTATACCAGCTGTACCTCCGGGTAATTGGTTAGTTAGATTCGATGAAAGAGATTTATTCTTTTTCTTAGAGAAAATGCATGACTTTACAATACCAGAGAAGATATATGGTGATTGTGATTACTTAACCGATAGGTACTTAAAGACATTTAAGAAGTATGACAAGAACTTAGGAATATCATTATCAGGTGTTAAAGGAACAGGAAAAAGCTTAACAGCTAAAATGTTAGCAATGAAGAGTGATCTTGCTGTTATTATTATTAATGAACCATTTACTGGTTCAATGTTTAATTCTTTTATTGAATCAATAAACCAAGAGTGTATTGTATTCATAGATGAATTCGAAAAAGTATATGCTAGATCTGAAGATCAATCAGCTATGCTTACTTTATTGGATGGTGCGTTCATGTCTAAAAAGTTGTTCTTGTTTACAAGTAATGAAACTTCTAGATTCAGCAACTATCTAATGAATAGACCAGGTCGAATTCATTATTTCAAAGAATATAAGCGTATTGATGACAAAACATTAACACAAATCATTGATGACACCTTAGTTGATAAAACTAAGGAAGAAGAATTAAGAACAATCATTAATTTGATTGATGACGCAAACATAGATATGGTGTTCTCTCTTATTAGAGAGATGAATGATTTCAACGAAGGAGCTAAAGAAGCTGTTGAACATTTAAATATCAGTATTTCTAGTGATTCAGAACATAAGATTCTAATACAAACAAAGAATCATGCTGTTTATGAGCAAACAATTAGTAAAAACCCATTCTTTTATGGAGGGTTTAATGATTGGTTCGCTCTTGATCAGGAATTAAGTAAGGCAGCAGGGTTGACTGAAGATGATAAGATAAAGCTCTCTGAAACAGGTGATGACGAAAAGAGATTTGTCTGTAAAATACAGGAATGCACTACTATCAAAGCTACATCTGAGTATTCTCAACTTGTTGATGAATACGGAAATATTATTACAATTAAAAAATTATCACCATATAGGTTTGTATTTTAACTAATTACCGCAAGGTAAGTTAATTACACCTGATAAAGGAGTAGAATTATTAAATTCGGGAGAGGCATTAGAGTCTCTCCCATTAATCTAAAACAAAAACAATAAGAACATGTTTGGACTATTTAAAAAAGGAAACAACAAAGGTAAAGGTTCGCTAAAACCTGTATCACCAGAAGGTGAACAAATAAGCAAACCAATTTCAGGAACTATACAAGGTAAGTTGAGACATGCTCTTGAACTTATGGCATATGTGCTTGAAAATAACCTGAATAAAGATCAGCATATTCTCACATTTGTGGCAACAGCTGATCCAGATGCTCGAGAAGGAGAATCAGGTATAGAAAGCATGGATTGTGCTTTCGTAAGAGCTAGTGATGAATCAATTGGACAGATACTTATGCAAGTAGGTATGCGCGATGATACATTTGCTAAAGCTATTATTGATGTTGCGCAAGCAATACAATTTCATAAACCTCATCTAAAAGATTACGCTGACGATTTAATGGATAAAGTTAGAGAAGGAAAGCGTAATGGAGAAATACCTAAAACTTCTAACTACAAAGGTAGCAATGTAAAAGGCAAAAGAAGAGGTCTTAACATTGAAGAATTTGGAAAGAATATGAAAGGTATTAACATTGATGATCTATCTAAAGCATCTGATGAAGAAATTGATGACTTGATAGATCGTCTAATAAATAGCGCAAGAGATGAAGAAGACGAGGATTAGTACTGAAGAGAGTAATAGGATAAAATCCGAAATACAATCTCTTGCAGTTCAAATTTCTCAGTCTAATAAACACTTGTGTTTAGAATGGAGCACAGGCGTGGGCAAATCTCTTGAATCTATAAGGATAATAGAGGATATTTTAAGTACGCGTAGAAATTCACATGGTCTATTAATATGCAAAGAGTCAACCCATTTGAGAAATTGGGAGGATGAGTTTGTGAAGCATAAGAAAAAAACAGTTATGACAAAGGTTTCTATGTTCCTTTATGCTTCTTTACATAAGCACCAGCATCACTCGACGCATCCAGATTTCATTATACTGGACGAATGCCACGCATTAACGGATAAAAGAGTATCACTTTTGAAAAGCCTAATTGGCCCTGTAACAAAGGTGATACTTTTATCTGCTACTATTCCGATGGACAAGAAAGACCTAATAAAAGGTCTCTTAGGAAATGTGTATAACTATAAAATACCATTATTGAAAGCAATTGACTTAGGTTTGTTGCCAACACCCGAACTTGTAGTTCACAAAATGGGTTTAACACCTACGGGTAATCATGAGTTTCAATTCAAAAAAGCTAGTAAAGGAAAGAAAACTGTCAATTGTAAGTATAGTGATATGTGGAATGTTCAGAAATCATTACCAAAAGGCACTGGTTTACTTGTTAAATGTAATGAAATTCAGTATTATGAGTTAATCACTAAGCAAATGAGTTATTATCAAGAGCAATCTCAGACTAATAATTCTTATCAAATACGTCAAGCATGTCGAAATAAATTCTTAAATTTGGGATCCCAAAGAAAAAAGTTTATTTCTAAAGTAAAAACAGATAAAGCAGCCAGCATTGTTAAACAATTTAGAGGCTCTCAGAAGAGGTTTATTTGTTTTACTGGTGCAATAGAACAGTCAGTAAAGTTAGGCTCTAAAAGTGCTGTTAATTCCAAGAATACGAAGGAAGATAACCAGAGCTTAATAGACTGCTTTAATGATGGCTCTTGTAGTGAGCTGTTTGCTGTTAAAATGCTTCGCGAAGGAATAAACTTATCGAATATAGAGAAAGGAATAATTGTTCAATTGGACAGTACCGTGGGGTCATTCTTTCAAATGTTTGGTAGGTGTTTAAGGCATGAATTTCCAGAGATGCATCTAATTGTGGTGAAAGACACACAAGACGAGGTGTACTTTGATAATGCAATGCAGGATTTTGATAATAAATACGTAACATATGCTTAGATGGTGTCAAAACAAGAGAAAACAAGTAAGAGGTTCGATAACATCGAACTCGAGTGGGCAATAAGTTTAATGGAAAAGGAATTTGAGAGAAAATATAGAAATACACCAGACAAAATGGCGAAGTTAATAGCTGAAAACTTTGATGTAATATGTACTCCTTCTCAAATATCTGCTTTCTTTGGCTTGATTGAGAATTATGAATTAGAAAGTAAAAAAATAGAAAATTATGAGATGGAAAAGTAAAAAACCAGAATTTGGCAAAAAAAAGTATAGAGAATGTTTTTTTATTATTACCAAAACTTAATGAAAAAACAAAAACATGGCATTGGCTTGAAATAGTAAAATTAGAATATACTTGGATAGGTCATAGATGGTCAAGATTTGGTAAATTTATAGATGGATGAAATTAAAATACCAATGACATTACTGAAAGATGTAGGTTTAACAATCAATGAGTATCTTATACTATACAATCTAGCAAATAATTACTGTATCTCCGAGGAGTTCAGTTATACGCTAGAACAATTGTTAGAATTAGAGAAAAAGGGTTTTATTAAACTTACATCTGAAGGTGTGTTTATTAGAGACAAGGCTGAAGTATTCTTCTCTGTTAAAAAAGAGAAATTTGAAGATTGGCTCGACGCTTACCCAACTAATGTTAAAAAGAAGTTTGGAGGCTCAAGAGCATTAAGTCCAGCAGATCCTGATACAATATTAGGTAAAAGATTAAGGGCTAAATGGAATAAGATCTTCAAAAAGAATATTGAAGAAGAAGAGAAAGCTATTAAAGTACTTCAGCTACAAGTTAAACAGATGGAAAAATCTGGTGACTTAGAATATATGGTTGAAGCAACAAGATGGCTTAATGAAGGTTATCACGAGAAGTACGCGTACTTGCTTGATGAAGAATATACAAGGGGTAGTCGTTATGAAGATGAAGACTATTTATAAATGAAGGAGATATATGTTAGATAAGAAAAGTGAAAATAAAGTAAAAGGCAGAGTTGCTGAACTTAGGAAAATTAAACAAGAAAAGGAGCAAGGCAAAATATTTTGTATTCCTTTTGAAAATTATCCTAAACTTGCAAGTTCTGTGCCTGGTATTGTTCCAGGAATGATTACAATGATTACAGCTGGTTCTGGCGTGGGTAAAACCCAAGTAGCCAAAGCATTAGCTGTGAGAGAGCCATTAGAATACGCTATAAAGCATGGCATTAAGTTAAAGATATTCTATTTTGCTTTAGAGGAATCTAAGCAAGAATTTATTGATTCAATGATATGTAACTTCATATCATCCAAGTGTAAGATTAGAGTTGATTTATTAACTCTTCAAGGATTCAGACAGCAATCATTAGATGATGCTACTATGGATTTGATAGAATTACACATGGATGAAGTTGAAAAACTACTTGAATCAGTTGAGATAATAGACTCTGTTTATAATCCAACAGGAATCTACAAGTATTGTAGAGATTACGCAGATAAAAATGGACAACATGTATTTGAAGATAGAGAATTTATTAAGAAGCATAAAGATGGTAGCACTAGCACTGAAACAGTGAAAGTATATTCTCATTATGTTCCTAATGATCCTAACCAGGTAAATATAGTTGTCGTTGATCATATGAGTTTATTAACTCCGGAAAAGAATAAAGAAACCGGTAGTACAATGACTCAACACCAGACCATGGCAAAATGGAGTACTGATTATGCTCTAAAGCAGATCACTAAGCACTGGAACTGGGCTGTTGTCAATGTTATACAACAAGAACAATCAGGAGAGAGAGAACAATTCACTAATAAAGGTGAAAGTATTCAGAAGAAAACTGAACCCTCACTGGCAGGATTTGCAAATAACAAAGAGATACAGCGAGATGCTAAAGTAATAATAGGTGTTTATTCACCTGATAGATATGGATTTGATGATTATCATGCATATGATATACGGAGATTTAGAGATACCTTCAGAGCAATAGTTATTCTGAAGAATAGATTTGGACCTCCTAATAAATATCATCACTTCCTATTTGATGGTGCAACAAACAGATTTGTTGAATTACCTGCTCCTAATGAGACTCAAGCTTTAATTAAGTTTGAAACAACAGCAGATAATTTACTTGGCAGAACTGGAGCACCTAAACCTAAAAAGAATTTTGGAATATGAGTTTATTAGATGGTAAAAGAAAACCAGAAGGTTACGGAAATCCTGAAATGTTCACTATATCTGATGATCTAGATGACATGAGAATAAGAAGAGATTCTGTTGTGTGTTATAGATGTCTTTATGATGATAAGAAAAAGGAGTATGTAATCACTCTTTATCTCGATAGTGGAAAGGAGTGGGGATATACCACTGACAAGGAAGCTGTCGCTAAAAGGTTTATGGAAAAATTAGATAAATTGTTTAATGTAAAAATAATATGAGTGAAAAAAGTTATGTAGGCATAGCTTACAGAGTATGCCCAATCACAGGAGAAGAGTGGGAACCTGGTGAAATCCTTATGGACAGAACCATGAAAGATACTTTTGAAAAGAAAACTATAATTGGTTATGGTTTTGCTCCATCAGTTCAAGAACAAATAGATAAGGGCTACATTGCTCTTGTTGAAATTGATTCTGAAAAATCTGAAACGCCTGGTTTCTCTTTAAAAAGAGGTGGTGCTAAAATGGGTGTAAGTGACGCTTACAAAACTGGAAGAGTAGCTTACATGAGAGATGTGGTAGCACAAGATATTTTGAATATTCCAATTGGAACTGAAATGGGATATATTGACATTGAAACTTTTAATTATTTAGAGAAATTAAAACAGGAGGTTGAAGATGATAGAATTGAAAAAAAAAGATAAGAAGGAAGTTGAAGAACCATTAATAATATGGGTTTGTGAAGACTGCGGATCTGATGATGTTGAAGAAAAAATGTGGGTTAATTCAAACACACAGGATATAACAGGTAGTTGTGGTGATGATGAAAATAGTTATTGCAATGATTGTCAAGCACACACCGGATTGATCCCAGAAGATGAATTTATAGAAAACGAAGAAGATTAATATGTTAGTAAAAAAAGAAGCCAAACACTATGAGCTTTATAAGAAAGATAGTAAAGGCAAGATAAGATACCTAATAATAGACGCTGAGGACAATAAAGTTACTCAAAGAAGTGGAATTGTAGGAGGAGCAGAAGTACAGAATGATAGTTATTGTAAAGGCAAAAATATTGGTAGAGCAAATGAAACATCACCTGTACAGCAAGCTAAGCTTGTTGCTAAAGCTAAGTACGATAAGAAGCTTAAAGAAGGCTACTTTAAAACTAAAGCTGAAGCAGAAAATAATGAAGTGATACTCCCTATGCTTGCAAAAGTATACGGAAAAGAAAGTGATAAAATAGAATGGGTAGAAGGTAATGTTTACGTTCAGCCTAAATATGACGGAATGAGATGTCTTGCAATCATGAAAGATGGCGAAATAACTTTTATGTCTAGATCTGGAAATGAAATAACAACTATGGATCATATTAAGACAGAATTAATGTCATTGTATAAAGAAGGAGTTATTTTAGATGGTGAGCTATACGCTCATCGTTTAAGTTTTCAAGAGAACATGCGCTTATGCAAAAAATATAGAAAAGGTCAAACAGAACAAGTTAAATACGTAACGTATGATACTGTTCAAGATTTACCATTTGCATTAAGGTTTGATACTCTTACGGAGCTTGGATTAGATTCATTAACTCATACTCAAATATCTCCAACGTTTTTGGTTGACAATGAGGAAGAAGTAATGAGATATCATTCAGAATTCTTAGACGTAGGATTCGAAGGAACAATGGTTAGAGTTAATACTGAGGAAGGATATAAATGTAATGGCAGAAGCAGTAACTTGCTTAAGCTTAAAGAATTCTTTGATTTAGCATTACCTTTAATGGGAGTTGAGCCTTCAGAGAAAGTACCAGGGCATGGTAAACCATATTTCTCTTGGCCAGGAGCAACAGGACACAGACTTGGTAATGATATCATGGGTTGTGGACTAGCTTTAGACCATAGAATGAGAGAAGATATTTTAAAGAATCAAGATAAATACATAGGTAAAACTTGTGAGCTTAGATTCTTTGAATACTCTGACACAGGTGTACCTAGGTTTCCTGTAATGCATGGATTTAGATTAGATAAATAAGTAAAACAAATAAAAATGAATTATAAAATAATAACAGAAAGAGAAGTAATCACAAAAGAGGTTACAGAAGTAGATGTAACTTTATTAGGCTACATTGGTCACAAATTACTTGAGCAAAGAAAGAAAGCTGATATTAACATAGAGCAACTGATAAGAAGATTAGCTAACAATGGTGTTAACATTTCTTCTACAACGGTTTCTAGAATTGAAAAAGGCATTTGTTTTTTAAAGGTAAAAGACTTAGCTCAATTATGTAAGTTATACGGAATTAGCATAATTGATACTTTGCCTACTGAGAAATCAATTGCTGTTGCTGAGTAATGGCAGGAGACAGATATAATACAGGCAAACTTAAATGGAGCTTAGTTTCATGGAAGGCTTTAGATCCAATGGTTCGTGTGTTAATGTTTGGTGCCGAAAAATATGACGATCATAATTGGAAAGGAGGGCTCAAGTATACAGAAGTATGTGAAAGTCTTCAAAGGCATATGAATTCATTCATAGACGGCGAAGATAATGATCAAGAAAGTAAACTTTCACATGTTGGTCATATATTATGTAACGCAATGTTCCTCTCTTATATGTTCCTTTTCCGGAAGGACATGGATGATAGGTACATTGATAAAAACTTAAAAAATGACAGGTTGTACAAGTAGTGACTTTATAGCATGGGTCAAAGGGTTAAGAATTCCTCAAACATTGACTGATAGTTTAAGACAAAAAATAGCAGATGAATTTGAAGCTATTCAAGATTACCCAGAACATATATTGGCAATTGATTTTGATCTAACTATGTGTATGAGTAAATATCCTGCTTTAGGACCAATGCGTAAAGATGCTGCTAAAATTATTAGAGCTTTACACGCAGAAGGATTTGGAATAGTAATTAATACTTGCAGGGAAGGACACGCCTTATCTGATGCAATGCATTGGCTAAAAGATAATGGAATTCCTTATCATTATATTAATTGTAATTTTCCTCATCTAATTGAGAGATATGGAGCTGATTGTCGTAAGATTTCAGCAGACATGTATATTGATGACAAAGGAGTAGATCCTCTTCCAGAATGGCAAGAAATCTATGACAAAATACATGAAAAATTCAGGTCAAAGTCATCATAAAAAAAGGATTATAAATTAGGATAATACATTTAAAATGAGTATATTGCAGAAGAAAAAGATAGATATTCCAGAGCCAAAAGATTATGATTTTTCCAACACAGATAACGATATAAAATCGTGTGGATTAGAGCATAAAACTTTTGGAGAAAGGAATAAAAGTCTGTTTAATGACTTTATTGTTGACGCAAGTAAGCAGAATGTAGTTGCATTATTATGTGATAGAATGGAAAGAAGCTTCTCTAAGAGAGAGTTGGCATTTCTATTAGCAAAAAATACACTGATGGAACACGTGAAGCAAGAACAAGCTAAAGCAAAAGAGTCTAAGGAGCCAGACACAAAGGCTGCTCCTTGAGTGAAAATAATTAGTAACAAACAAAAAGAAGGAAGTAAATGATTTTACCAATGAAGAGGAGGTACAGCACAAAAAAAGATCCAAACCGTATGTTAATATTTGGAGCACCTAAAACAGGCAAGACAACAGTCTTAGCTAATTTAGATAATTGCTTAATAGTAGATATGGAAGAGGGATCTGATTATGTTGATGCCATGGTAGTTAAGATTAACAACTTAACTCAATTCAAAGACTTAATGAAGTCTTTAGATGACGCATTAAAAGCTAATGATGGAAAAGTTCCGTACAAGTTTATTGCGTTAGATACATTAACTGCATTAGAAGAGATGTCTTTGCCTTTAGCAAAGCAACTTTATATGCAAACGCCTAAACAAAATGGGCCCTATACAAGTAATTGTATTAGGATAATTTCTTTAATTGCTGGAAAATCCTTATGAAAGGACAATCAGCAGCCAAGCATATTTTAGATAAAATAGGCAAAACATATAATAATATTAAAATACTTTCAATTAATGATAGAATTAAAGGTAGAATATACTATAATATTAAATGCCTTAATTGTGGAAAAGAGTCAATTATGAGAAGTGATAGATTTACTGGAACACAAAAATTAAAAACATGTAAGCATTGTCGTCAAGATGAGGCTATCAAAACATCGAAAAATAAAGCAACACATTTAACAGTGTATAATGCTTTATATTATTCATATAGAAATAATGCAATAAATAGAGGTTTTGAATTTAAACTAAAAAAAGAAGAATTTATAAATATAACAAGTAAAAATTGTTATTATTGTAATTCCGAACCAATTGAAACAAAAGCATCAATAAATTACAATAAAACAAAAAAAAACATGTTTTAGTTAATGGTATTGATAGAAAGGACAATTCAATTGGATATACCAAAAAAAATTCAGTACCATGTTGCACTAAATGCAATATGATGAAAAAGAATTTGGGTGAAAATGAGTTTATAGATCATGTTTATAAAATATCTAAATATATGAAGGTTCAACGACTAGAGCATTTTGCTCGTACACTACAAGCAAATGGTAGTGGAAATGGGAAACATCCTGAGACGGATGAAGATATAGTCTAGTCTGTATAGTAATATACAGCAGTTCATAAGAGAACGAATCATTTAGTTGCGCGAATGATTGAATATTAACGATGGGAGCTAATTTCCAAGGCAACGATGTAAGAACACTAGCAAATGGTGCTGGTTACTTATATACAAGAGCCGCTTTCTTTAAAATGGTTAAGCCATTTGAAAAGTATTGCGATACTCTTATAATGGTTGGACATGTTAAAGAGAAAGATGTAACTAAAGAAGGAGATACCTTCACAGAAAAGTCTATTAATTTAACAGGAAAGACAAAGGATATATTATGTGCCTGGGCAGATTCAATTGGGTTAATTTACAGAGAAGAAAACAAAACTATTATAGATTTTGCTCCATCTGACAAATTAATTGTTGGATCACGTCAAAAACACTTAATAGGTCAAAAAGTAGTATTAGCAGAAAGTGATGAGAATCACAATTTAACAATAGACTGGAGTAAGGTCTTTATAGATGAATAAAAAATAAAATAAAAATGAATATAGTATTCGGAACTAAGAGATTAGGAAAAGTAGACGGAGCTTATGAAAGCTTCCAAAAGTACACAGATAGAGCAGTAGTGACTCTTGAAGGTGATAGAGGTAAAGGTAGAACCAGAAGAATCCTTTTCAACAGAACTGCAATGGAGCAGATGAATTTAGAAAAAGGATCAGTACAAGAAATTGTATTCGGAACTATTGATGCTGATGAAAATGGCAATAGAGCTATTTTAATTGCTAACGCTAATAACTTAGCAAACATTGAAGATTTGACAACTTACAAAACGTCAAAAAATCCAGTAGCTTTTGAAGATTCAAAAGAAAAAGGTAAAGCTATTTCTTCAGCTTCATTAACAAAAGAGATGGTTTCATTTCTTGATTTAGATGAAGATATTGAAGTAGAGTATGCTTTACAGCCTTTTGATGTTGAAGGAGGTTTACCTTCTGACACATTTAAATTTGTTCCAGTTGATGTTCCAGTTAAAGAAACTGTTACTGATACTGTTGCAGACGTAGCAGAAGTAGTAGAAGAAACTAAAAATGAAGTTGATATGTCATTTTTGAGAAGAACTGAATCTGAACCAGTTGTAGAGTAATTGTTCAGAAGTAAAATAATATAAATAATAAAATAATATATGTCAAATTTCGGAAAAGGACAAGAAATTAGTGAAGGTGGAGCAAGAAAGCTTTTCACTGGAGTTGAGAATTTCAAAGTAGTAGCTGTTAACCCTTCGAAAGCAGAGTTAGAAGTTATTTATGGGCGTGAGTTAAATTATGACCCTGAGTACACAGGCACTACGACAGTGTCTGATGGAGATGGAGAGAGAGAAGTTAATCAAATAAGATTAGATTTTTATCTAACAAATGAAGACGTTAATAATCCTATTAACACTAAAGCTTCATTTTATGTTGCTGATACGCATCACAAGTCACAAACTGGTAAAGTTAAAGTAATCAATGATTACGGACGTACCACTTGGCTGACTAAAGAGGATGTTGCCTCTGGCGATGCTCCAGCTAATATGCAATGGTATTCAATGCAAGGCGTTAAAGTTGCAAAAAGAGGAGAGGAAGAGGTAATTGACTTTTTAGTTAATTTACTAAACTTACCTTTCGATTTGAGTAAAGTTGATGATAAGTCTGATGCTTATGCTAAAATTAGCAAAGAGGAATGGAAAGCTATTTTCTCAGGAGATGTTAAAATCTTCCGTGATGTTATAGCATCTACAAACAACAAAATTGGTGTTGTACTTGGTGTTAAAACCAAAGCAGATGGTGGGCAAATGCAAACTATCTTTAGCAGAAAAACTTTACGTCAGTATAGCTTACACAGTAAGAAAGCTGACAAGTTTAAATGGGTATTGAAAGATATCAATGATGCTAAAGCTAATGGTGCATTTGGTAACGTTGATTTTGGTCCAGATGACCTGACTCTTCGTGAGTACACTATTACTCCAACACAATTATCATTAGATAACGCTCCAGGAGCAGACGACGCTTTTGCAGCAGAGCCTGTAAATAGCGCTGATGATGATTGGTTAAATGGATAGTATTTAATTAATTAATCATGTTATTAGAGGGGATGTTCGCATCCCCTTTTATAACTAAAAAAGTCAAATTTATGGGTTTTAAGAATCACGAACACAAGAAACTCCCAAATCAAAAAGACATTCTTGAGTGCATTACAGATTCCCAGATATTTGAATTCTACCTTGGCGGCTTACCAAATAGGCCAATAAGTAGTCCTTTGAGACAAGACAAGGTTCCATCTTTTAGCTTATTCTATTCCGATAAACATCAGAGAATATTCTTTAAAGATTTTGCCACAGGTGATACAGGAGATTGTTTTGTATTTGTCATGAGACTATTAGGTTATAGTAAAATTACGGATATATTTTCAAGAATAGCGGATGATTTCGGATTAACACAGTTTGAAACAAAAGAAGTACATTCAAGAAGGATATTACAATCATTTGTCTCTGAGAATAACAAAACCAAAGATGTCAAAAAAGATAGAGTAGACATTCAAGTAAAAGTGAGACCTTGGAAGATGAAAGACAAGAGGTACTGGTTTGATAAATATGGATTTACAATTGCTCAATTAGAGCATTTAGGTATTTACCCTATATCACACTATTTCCTTAATAGCTATTGCAGATCAGCAGATGATCTAGCTTATGCTTTCATTGAAGAAAAAGATGGCTTACAAACATTTAAAATTTATCAACCTCTCAATAGAGAGTGGAAATGGATTAATAACAATGACTTTTCAACATGGGAATTATGGACGCAACTACCTAATAAAGGAAAGCGCCTAATTATAACAAGTAGTAGAAAAGACGCAGGAGTTATTAAAACATTGTATCCAGGAGAGTTATTAACCTCATGTGCACTACAAAGTGAAAAAACAAACGCAAAAGAAAGTGTGGTGGATGAGCTTAAACTTAGGTTTGAGAAAATATATGTGTTGTATGACAACGATTACGACAAGGAACAAAACTGGGGAAGAATAGCAGGAAAGAAATTATGTGATGAGCATGATCTAATTCAGTTAGAAATACCCGAAACAAATGGTACTAAGGATATCTCTGATTTTAGAGAAAAGTTTGGTGCAGAAATAACAAAGAATCTAATCAAGACTATGATTCTAAAAGCAGATAAAAATTAAAATTAAAATTAAGAAAACGATGAGTATTAAGAGAACAATCAACACTAACTTATTGAAAAAGTTAGAAACATTTAGAATAATGGCTTTAGGAGAGGCCGTTGGAACGCCAATCCTATTAATTGGTCCTCCGGGAGTTGCTAAGACAGCAGCTGTAATTGATTACGCTAAAGCTGCTGGTAATGGCCAGCTAGATGATGCGGATTTATTCTTATTGGAAACTGATGAAGGTACCAGGAGTAATGCAATCAAAGGAAACATTGATTTAGAGGAATTAACTTTAAATCAGAAATATAGAGTAGATTCTCCTATTACAGGAGCAAAATTTGTTGTTATTAATGAGATTGACAAGGCGTCAGCTTCATTAAGAAACAGTTTATTAGGTGTAATGAATGAGAAGATTCTTTTTAATGGATCTGAAAAAGTTCCATGTCAATGGAAAGCATTTGTTGCAACTTGTAACAAGATACCTGATGATGAAATTGGGTCGCCGTTTTGGGATAGATTCTTAGTAACGTTTCACGTTAATAGATTACGTCAAGCTGATATTCTTGATTATTATGCTAAAGGTGGTAAAACATTTGATCAAAATCATAATATCACGCTTCCTGAACAAGCTGATCTTGACGCAATAACAATTGATCCTATCAAACTTAAGAAAGTTATAGATTTAATCTATTCTAACTTGTCTGATAGAAGTTTATCATTCTTACCTACAATCATTAAAAATGTAATGGTTGTATGGAATTACAATGAGGACAGAGCAATTGTTAAAACTGTTGAATTATTAGTAGACAAAGCGGCTGCAAAAACTATTTCTAAATCATTAGTATCTAAAGAGCTTCGTGCTATTTATGATGCAATTGATGGAATTGGTCAATGTATCTCAATGGATGCTTACTCTCAACAATTTGATAAAGTTGAAGCTCTTTGTGAGCAACAATTTAAAGCTGGTAAATTAACTCAAGATGATGTTGAAGACATTAAAAACAGAGTTGATGAACAAGAGGATAAACTTGAATTCCTTAAAAAAGAGGAAGATGTATTAACTTCAATGGCTGAAGACCTATAATATGAGTTTATTCAGCAAAAGAGAAGATAGTGGCGAGAAATTTCACGCTCCAGAGTGGGATCCATATGGGCAATGGAACTCAGATGGTAGTGGTTTCTTGGGCATGAAAAAAGATAAGCATGTAATTCTTCCTGGCGTAACAAGCTGGGAAGAGCGCAGGCTTACTAAGATCAAGGATTATGTAACTGAAAAGACAGGAAAAGAGTGTACTCTTCCTCAACACATGATTAATGACGTATATTCAATGTACGTTAATAAAGATGTTAAGAGAAAGCCTGTTGACAGAACCAATGCTATTAAGCAAAAGGTAATGGATAAAGTTTATAATTCTTTAACCAAAGTTGTAACAGAAGATTCACCATTATTCTCACAAGTTTTAACTCGAGAGCTTGCTATGTATATGCAAAGGATTGAGAGAGAACTTCAAGAAGAAATGGAAAAGAACGGCCAAGGTCGCGGTGGTTCTCCATTTGATGGTGATGATGATGAAGACGGTGAAGGTGGACAAGGTATAGGCGAACCTGGTGATGGTGAAGGAGATGAGGATGGTCAGGGTCAACAACCTGGCGGCAAAGGCGCTTCGAAAGATCACGGTAAAGGTAAGCATGGAGACCTAGATGATATTGCAGATAAAGTATTAGACAAAGCGCAAAATGAGCAACAATTAGAACAAGCTATGAATAACGCTGATAAGATTATGAAAGATCTTACAGAAAAGTTAGGAGAAGCTGCTTTAGCTGATTTAGCAGAGAATGATGCTGATTTCTTAAATAGCATTGAGAAGATTAAAGGAGCCTTAGATAGAGTTGCAATTAACAAAGAAAGCATAAAGCAAGTACTTGTTAAGATTCTAGATGAGTCTCAAAATTACTTTTCACAAAAGTTCCACACCGTTGAGGAAACCTTGTTTGAAGCAGAACAGTTTGATGATATATTTGGATTAGAATTTCTACATCCAATATTCAGAAACGCTGAGCTTCTTTCACCTGGTAACGCAACTAGGATTTACAAAGGCAAACTAGATTTATATTTAGATTGCTCAGGTTCAATGGGCTCTTACGAGAACTTTGAGGGAACTAATATTAGAATGATTGACCTAGTTAAAGGAATTGCTATGGTTCTATATCGTATGAACATGATAGACAAGTTGTATTTCTTTGATACTCAAATTTATGAGATCAAGAACATCAATGAGTTTACCATTTTAGGCTTTGATAGATCTGGTGGTACTAACTTTAATAATGTCACTAAACAATGCGCATCTAACGGAAGGAATTCTGTTGTAATTACTGATGGAGAAGACTCTGTTGAGAATTACCTTAAGAATATATTCTGGGTTGGCGTTGGTGGAACAAACTTCTCAGGTTGGGGTGGCGAAGGAGCCTTCAAGACCTATAAAGGCATGAGACAATGTGTTACATATAATAGTGGCGCAAATAGGTTCGATTATGTAATTAAATAAGTTATGTTAGATAAAAAGGAGGAGCAAATCCCTGAGATGATATTCATCCCGGGGAATGTGCCCTCGTTAAAAAATAGTAAAGTAAAGACTTCAAGAGGAATATTTTCCTCAAAGACAGTTAATAAGTATATTAGAGCTTTAGGTATTCAATCATTTTCTTCTAGTAAGAAGATTGTGAAAGGATATGTAGATCCTAATAAGCCTAATCTGTTTGAAGCATTAAGGCCTCAGTTTGAGGCGATGAAAAAAGGTAAATCCGACCCTTTGGTGATTGGATACCACCAAGTAAGGAATAGTAAAAGATTATTTGATTTTAGCAATAGCGTAGAGATTATACAGGATTTAATGACTGCTCACGGATTCATAGAAGATGATAATGTTAAGTATATTATTCCTGTTCCGATGAATAGGAAGGGTGAATTACCAAATATCCATAATTTAAATGATGAATGGTATTCTGTTGATAAAGAGAATCCAGGAGTCTATATAAAAATATTCTAATGGATAAAATGCAAGTAAAAAGATTGGCAGTGAAAGTTTTTAAGAAAGACTTATTGCCAGACGTTATTAATTTAATAGATGAGGATTCTTATCTTGAATGGAAGAAGGTTTTAAGACTTTCAGAAAAAGAGTTAGAATTATCTCAAGAAGAAGTTCTTGATAGCGTTTTTAAAGGAGACTGTGACTTTGTGTTATTTGATCACTATAAACATTGTAGAAATTTTGATAATGCAGTCACGCAATACATAGAAGAAAATGATACAAGATCATAATTTAAATATTCCTATTGAGGAATATAGAGATTTAGAATTACCATCTTATAGTATGATTGCTTCCATATCTAAACATGGTGTGGACGTAGTTAATGGCATTAAGACGGGTGGATTTGTACTCAAATTCGGCAGCTTAGTAGATGACATGTGTTTCGAACCACTGACGTTATCTTCTAAATATTATGCTGGAGATAGCCCTAAAAATCCTACTACTAATGTAAAGAATATAATTGATGCATTATTAGAGACTATTAACGCGCCAATTGGCTCAGTTAATAATACGCAAGGATTGCTAGGTGGAAAAAGAGCACAAACTGTTACTGATAATCTTGATGATTATCATCAGCAGATATGTGACATAGCTAACAGTTTAGGTGTGTATAAAAATTATACAACAGTTAAAAAAATACAAACTGTTAAAGAGGCCGGACAAGAATATTTTAAAGATAGATTAAATGCAAGAGGTAAGATATTAATTAAACCTGAGATGTGGGCTTTAGCCTATGAAACAGCTCAGACTCTTATCACTCATGATTTTTCTTCTAAATATTTTGATCAAACTCAACAAGGTATTGAACTTATATATCAATATAAATTCATTGCTGAAGTTAGAGGATTTAAGTGCAAAGGAATGTTAGATTGTGTTATGATAGATCACAATGAAAAGAAAATTTATCCGATAGATTTAAAGACTGGAGAATCTCCTGCTGAGAAATTCAATGAAGTGATACTACTTCACAAATATTACATACAAGGAGCTTTATACAAAGAAGCGTTGATGGATATTATGAGTAAAGACCCTGATTTGAAAGGTTATCAGTTACAAGAGTTTGAATTTCTTTATATATCGAAAATGAATCCGTATAAGCCAGTTGTCTGGGTTATGCCCAACTCTTTGCATGAACACGCAATGAAAGGATTTGTAGATGTTTTTGGGTATGAACATCGAGGGGTAAAAGACTTGTTGGAAGATTACTATAACTGCAAAGAAGGTAGATATTGTGAATACCTGCAAGAGGTTTACGAAAATGAAGGAAGAATAATGTTAGACGGAATAGTAAAAAATGAAAGTACGAAAGAACAAAATCGAAATCATTCTTAACAAGAGTCTTACATATTTTCTACCCTTAGTTGACTCACAAGTTCACTTTAAATACATTCACTTATTAAGAAATTCTTATTTAAGTAATGGAGATGAAGAAGAATTTTGTGTGCTGTATGAATGGAGTTCAAATCCACAATACACAGCTTGGGAAAAACAGTTAATGGAAAATCATCTTTATATTGGTCATGAAGACTATGATAGTTTGGTACTTTATAAGTTCAGATTATCTAAAAACATGAAAGATGCTAGAACATTGTTTGTTAATGGAAAATATAGTATGTTCAGTGATGAACACAAGGCTGCAATAGATGACTTTTTAAAAAGGAAAGGAGCTAGTAATGGTTCTAAAATTATGAAAATACTCGCTAGAGATGAAGGTTTAAGAATAAAGATGAATGAAACATTAGGCGTCAAGATTGACCCAAATGATGAATTATCAAGTAAACCTGACATGCATAATGAGAATTTCATAAACTTTTGCAGTGAGACAAAGTTTAAGATTGAGCAGTTTTTAAATGAAAGTGAAAATGAAGGAAAGGAAAGTTAAGTGGGGCCCGTTAGGCTACATCACCCACGCTAGAACATATTCTAGAACAAAAAAAGATGGAACAAAAGAAACATTTACGGAAGGAATAGAGCGTGAACTATCTGGAATTTCCAAACAGTTGAAACTTGTTCTCACAGAAGATGAGAAAGAGTTTTATCGTGATATGAGACACAATATGGAAGGTTCTGTTGCAGGACGTTTTATGTGGCAGTTAGGCACAAAGACAGTTGATCAATTAGGTTTACCTAGTTTACAGAACTGTGCATTTACTGTTGTAGACCATCCTATTAGGCCTTTTACATGGGCAATGGACATGCTGATGCTTGGTTCAGGAGTAGGATACTCAATTAAACGCGAACACGTATTCAAACTACCAAAGGTGGTAAATAAAAAGTTAAAAATAGAAAGGTTTGATGATAAGCAAGCTGATTTTATAGTGCCAGATACCCGGGAGGGGTGGGTTAAATTACTTGGAAAAGTATTAAAAGCTCACTTTTACTCAGGAGAAGGATTTACTTATAGCTGTCAGCTAATTAGAGGCTATGGTGAGGATATTAAAGGGTTTGGAGGCGTTGCTTCTGGACCAACTATCCTTGTTGAAGGTCTTGAAAAAATCGTTGAAGTGATTCAAAATAGAAGAGGTAAGCAACTACGCCCTATTGATTGTTTAGATATTATGAACATCATTGGGAGTATAGTAGTAGCAGGTAATGTTAGACGCTCAGCTCAAATTGCCATAGGAGACTATGATGATTTAGAGTACTTGAAAGCTAAGAGATGGGATTTAGGTCCTATTCCTAATTGGAGAGGAATGAGTAATAACTCTGTTGACTGTTATGATGCAAAGTTACTCCCACAAGAGTTTTGGGATACTTATCAACAAGGAGAACCATACGGATTGATAAACATAGCTTTATCTAAGAAAGTTGGTAGAATTGGTGAGTATAAATATCCTGATCCGAGAGTAGAAGGTTTTAATCCTTGCGCAGAGCAGTCTTTAGAAGATAAAGAAACTTGCTGCTTAGCAGAAGTTTACTTACCTAACATAACTAGTTATGATAGGTTTAAGAAAGTAATAACAATGCTGTATAGAGTTAATAAGCATTCATTAGCTCTAAAGTGTCATCATCCAGAAACTCAAGAAGTTGTTAACAACAATATGAGAATGGGAATAGGCATTACAGGAGTGATGATGGCTTCAGATGAACAATTAAGTTGGTTGAATCCAGGATACGCGTACTTAAGAGAATATGACAAAACATACTCTAAGGCGATGGGATTTCCGGAAAGTATAAAACTTACCACGGTAAAACCAAGTGGAACATTATCACTATTAGCAGGTGTAACACCAGGAGTTCATCCATCAGTGGCTGGACAGTATTATATAAGAAGAATAACTATGAGTTCAAGCTCACCTTTAGTAGAGGTTTGTAAGACTCATGGATATCATGTAGAATTTAAAGAGAACTTTGATGGAACTCTTGATAGGTCTAGTATGATTGTAGAATTCCCTTGTAAATATCCAGACGGTGTTCCATCATTTGATGATCTTACTGTATTTGAGCAACTCGAGACAGTGAAGTTTATGCAGAAAAATTGGTCAGATAACTCTGTGTCAGTTACAGCATACTACACTAAAGAAGATTTGCCTGCTCTTAAAAAATACATTGAAGAGAATTTTGCTGAGAATTTTAAAACACTTAGTTTCTTACTTCAAGGAAGTACTTCAGGATTTAAACAATTACCTGAAGAACCTATTAGTAAAGAACAGTACGAGTACTTGATTGCAAGAGTCAAACCTATTGAATCCGTAGTGATTAATGAGGAAGATTTTGATGATTTAGGTGCTTGTGGGATTGGTGGCTGTCCCGTGAAATAGGCCTGTTTGCCCAATTGAATTATTTTTTGTATATTTATAATATGGGAAATAAAAAAGTTGATTTGACAGGAAAAACATTCGGCAAACTAACAGTAGTTAAGTTGGCTGGATCTAGTCGTGGAGGCAGTAAACTATGGGAGTGTAAGTGCAATTGTGGAAATGAAAAGCTTGTTTCCACAAGGCACTTAAATAGGAAAAATAATAATATCAGATCTTGCGGTTGTTTAAATAATAACAACATAACGGGTGAGCGTAACGCCTCCTGGAAAGGCTCTGGTAATATTAGTGGTAACTTTTTTGGCAAACATGTTAAAAAAAGTGCAAAAAGAAGAAGTAAAAATGGAAGAAAATTAGACGTTACTATTGATGCAAAATATCTTGATGATTTATGGAATAAACAGAAAGGTAAATGTGCTTATACTAATGAAAAATTAACTCTTCCTAAAAAGTGGAATGATAAAGATTATACAGCGTCAGTAGATAGAATTGATTCTTCTAAAGGGTATATCCCTGGAAATGTTCAGTTTGTATCTCAACATGTTAATCTAATGAAAAATAAATTCACACATAACTTCTTTGTAGAAACTTGTAAAAAAATAGCAAGTTTTAAGTAAGTAAATTTTAATTTTTATGGGGTGGTCAAATAGGCCACCTCATTTTTAATATGATAGAAAGAACATGTTTTTAAGTAAAAAAGCACAGAGGCCAGTTGGTCTTGGATCATTTTGTACTATACCTAATGATCTAAAACAAAAGATGAAACAACAACAAAACTACCTAATCAACAACAGTCAAACATGGAATCAAAAATTCTTACACCTGGCTGACGCTGATTTATTATATGTAGTTGATGATAAAGTCTTTGATACGGAAGGGCTCTTTAGAGTATTACCTATATCATTTGACAAAGATGGTTATTGGGCGGAAAAAGCAATGCTATGCGCTCAAAAGAAAAAATCCTTTACTGTTGATAAAAGCAAACTAATTTTGCTAGTTAACGGATGGAAGGAAAGAGAAAGTGTTAAATCAGTGAATGACAATAGATTAAGTCTTACTATTAACACTTATAATGATAATTATGAATTGCATAGAAAAAATATTCCAATACAATGGGAAAGCAATTAACATTAGACGAAGTAATTAAAATATGCGAAGAAGATGCTATTATTAAAAAAAAAGAAACAGGCTCCAGAGTCAATAATAAAGAAAGAACAAACAGGACATCTAGACATAAAAGGAAGGAAGATTAAAACAGGAGACAAAGTTTCTGTAATTTACTATAATAATCTTTATGAAGCAATAGTTACAAGATACACTTATGCTTCAATATTTTTTAAAATTACAAATGGTCCTGATCAAAGATACTGGAATTATCACAGTAATAAATGGACTACACATTCGCTGAAAGGACTTGAAGCAAGAACTATGACTTCTGAAAGAAAGTTGAGAATAATAAAAGAAAGAAAAATATGAAAGGATTTAACGATATAGAAGGAACAGAAATATGTGAAGGAGATGAAATCTTGTTTACAATAAACTATGGAAGATCATCTTCAAGTTTAAGAAAAGGAAAAGTATCAGGATTTACGCCACAATTTATGAAATTTAGTACTCCAGGATATACTTGGCATGAAAAAATCAGACAAGATGGATGCTCAGATAGAGTATTAGTAATGAAAGGTGAGTTTAAAACTTACACTAAAACAGAGATACAAGACCATGCAAGCTAGAACATTAGTTATTGGGGATGTGCATGGCGGTCTTAAAGCATTAATTCAAGTGCTTGATCGCTGTGCATATAATATAAAAAAAGATAATTTAATATTCGTTGGTGATTACGTTGACGGATGGCCAGAATCTGCCGGTGTAATTGATTACATTATTAAATTAAAGGAACAGATTAAGGCTCTTAAAAGAAATCCAGATGCAATAATATGCATTGAGGGAAACCACGATGGATGGTTAAGAGAATTTTTAACTATGGGAGTTGCACAAGTGGAATGGTTACAAAATGGTGGACGTACAACATTGGAATCTTATACAACCTTTTTGGCAGACAATGATAATGATCCAAGAAGTCTAGACGCTCATAGAGCGTTTCTAACAGCACTTCATCCATATTATGTAACTAACAAAGACCAAGCATTTGTTCATGCAGGATGCCATAGAGAAAATGGCGTAGGAGGCACAATACCATACTTACGAGTGTGGGATAGAAACATGTGGAAACAAGTTTTATCTGGTGCTAAAGTAAATGCTCATAAAGAAGTATTTATTGGACATACCACTACGATGGCTAATATATGTAAAGCACATTATCCAGAAGCAGATGTAATTAAACCTGGTGATAGAATTCACGTACCTATGAACAGACAAAATGTTTGGAACGTAGATACCGGTGGAGGTTGGGGAGGAAAATTAACAATAATGGACATAAATACCAAGGAGTACTGGCAATCAGACTTTGTAAAAGATTTATATCCAGAAGCAAAAGGAAGATGATACATAGAGATATTGAAGGAGTGCAAATCTGCGAGGGAGATGAAGTTGTAGTAGCTTATAACCCTAGTAGATTTGCTAATCCGACATTAAAAAGACATAAAATTAAGAGTTTAACAGAATTAAGTGTTACCTTTGTTGGCGGTGGAAGAACAGAGTCACCAACAAGAAGAATAATTATATTAAAAGGAGAGTTTATACCTAAAACAAAATGCAAATGTTCAAAGACCACTTAGGAGAAAAAATAAAATTAGGAGATTGGTGTGCAATGACACAAAACAATACAATCTATGTTGGAAAAATAATAAAGCTTAGCTCTAAAGGTAATCCAACAGTTGCAAGAGACGCTGTTGAAGAGTTTATGGCAACAGATAAAGCTTTTAAGGCTGCTAATTGGACAACTCAAAGACAAATGGTTCAAGCTAGATTCCCTAGTACAACAAGATCTAGGTGGGGAGCGCCTGATTGGTGTAGGGATAAAAAGTTTGTAAGAATAAATCCTACAAACAAAATGTTAAAAGAGTATGACTTTAAACCAGCGACAACAACGCCTTAACAAAGAGGCTGAGTTAAAAGAGAATAGAAGGAGATTTTATCATAGGAATATTGAAGCTATGAGATGGTGCAATAAAGAAGGTTTTACCTTATATGCTGCTGCTCAATCTCGTAATACTCAAATGATAAAAGTATTTAAACAGAAGGGAGAGAAATTCTTACCATTAAGCAGTAGGCTTTATGATCAAGAAGACCCTAATGATGTAATAGCTTATGTTGCAGCAATTGATGCTGAATATGAAAGAATGTATAATTTAAAAAAAGAGAACAATGAAGGAACTGACGATGTCAATGGAACAACAAAAGACTTATCTGATGGCAAAACTTAAAGCTTTTGCTCTTAACAAAAGTAAAAAGACTATTGGTAATTTGCCTGAAATGATGAAGCAGTTCCTTTTTGTTCACAATTTGTACACACCAAATCCAACAACAAAAAAAGATTTTTTAAAGGCTGAATTAAAAGCCTCAGGAGTAAGAATAACATTTTCTGATGGAACAATGATTTCTCCTAGTAAACTATATAAAAAGCTTAATGACAATGAATACAATATGGTTAACAAAAGCTTTAAACGCAAAAAATTAAATTTAGAATTATGAATCAAAGTAATTTAGAAAAATTATCTACATATCTTTTGCGAATGGAAGAAAACAAAATGAAAAATGATGAAATTGAAGCTTTTGCAGTTTCTGCACTTAAAGGAGTTAATCTTGTAACTAAAGCAAGAACACGTTATTCTTTTGATACAGCAACATCAAGTGGAGGAACTATTCAATTAATGTTTCATGCAAGAACTATAGTTGGTAATCACAAAACAATAACATTAACTCTTCGTACTTTTGAGCACTCAATAAATACAGTAAAAACACTTATGGCGTATGAAGGAGATTTTGAAAAGGTTTATGAAAGAAGAAAGTTATGTTTCAAGTAGGAGATATTGTTAGAGTTAAAGAAGAAGTTCAATTTGCTACTAGAAATAATATATTAATAATAGGAGAAAATTGTGAATATTATTCAATTCATGATGTTGGTGATGAGAACAACAAGGGAGTTATTTGGAAGAGTGATGTTAGTAAGTTTGAATTAGTAATACCAAAGGTAGGGTTTAAAAGAAGAAAATTAAGTATATGTTAAAGAAGAAAAGAAGTATATATGATACTGCTCCTCCGGATGATGTATTTGCAGAGGTTAGGAATAGAGCAAGGCAATATTGGTTTGACAATTTTGACAATACACATGGATATGTTACCGGAAAAGTAGAAAGAATAGATGGAATTGAGAATCACGATGATAATTATTTATTCATATTAAACATGTTCGACCATAAAAATGAAAGAAGATGTATTTCATCTATGTCTAAAAAGACAAGAACTTGGATCAGGAAAAGTAAAATAGCTAAAGGTTATATTAAATCTGAAGAATATGGGGAAGATAAAGACTGGGCAGATGCTCCAACTGGAGAAGATACCTGGATATAATTATTTTAAAATGAATAAAGAAAGGAGAAGAGAGCTTGGAAGGCTTAAACAAAAAAAGAGAGTTAAGCAAAATCTACATGTAAATATTGACTCTTTACCTGATGAGGAAAAACATAAATTACATATATATAAGACAACAGGCAAACCATGTAGTTGCGCAATGTGCAGTCCTGGAAAAATAGAATATAAAAGAGAACCTGACTTAGATATTGAAGGACAATTTCAAGACTTTGAGGACAGATATAATGATTGTTAAATTAAAATTAAATAAAATGGCAAAGACAGCTATAAGTAAAGGGATAAGAGTTTTATCCAAAGGAAAATTTGAAGCAAGAGTAGATTACAGAGGTAAAAGCTCTAATGCAACAAAACACTCAATGTACGTAGGAGAATATGATACATTGGTACAAGCTCAAAAAGCAAGACAAGATTTCATTATAAACTTGTTCTAATGGGAATAATTGGTAAAAAGAAAGAAAGTATAATTCATAATATAGCTCTTAACATAAGGAATGCTACACATCTTCTTTGTACCAAAACAGGTTATATGGATAATGATGTAGATAATTATGGTAATCCTACTCCTTACGCAATTGCAGGGAGAATCTATAAGATAGATAGTTTTAAAAATCCCGAAAGAAAGGATGGAGAGCTTAATATTGTAAGCGAATGTTGCATACATCATGGCTATAACACTCATACATTTCCATCTGATCATGAATCATTAAGAGAATTAGGATTTTTACCAATAATAAAAAAAGATTATGCTAAAAAAGAAGGAGTATGATGAAGCTTACAGTAAAAGGGTTACCTGGTGGGTAGAAAAGAGTGAAACTACGCCAATAACGTATGAAAGAGGATGGGGCAATGGTTATGCTGTTGTTCCTAAAGGACATCCTTTGTACGGAATAGAAGAACCATACGGAAAAGGACATGTTATTGATGTAAATTCAGAAATAACTTTTGCAGGATGGAGACAACATAACGGAAAAGAATACTGGGTAATAGGATTTGATACAGCTCACTATGGAGACAGTATATTAAAATGGCCTAAGGAAGCAGTAGAGAGAGAAGCAATAAATTTTGCAGAACAAATAAAAAAGATAAATGTTAAATAAAAGAAAGAAAAAATCATATGGAGCTTACATTGACTACTTTCTAGAAGATTGTATAGTAGCCACAAAGCCATTTGATGTTACACACATGCACGTTACAGAAACCTTTATGGGAATACCTGAAGGAATCTACGGATATGAGCCTAAGACTGGAATACTAGCCTTAGATGACGAACACTTCGGTGTAATGTCTCTTCACAATGCTGTTATTGGATCAAAAACTGGTAAGATAGTGTTTTTAAAACACAAGCAAACGTGGACTGATATGAAAGAAGGTGGTTTAGTAAAAGAAGCAGAAGACAGAGATGTTGAACAAGCTGCTCAAAAGATGATGCAGAGTATGGGTATGACAAAGAACACGCAAGGAACAGTTCATTCTACCACACCTGTAACACCTAAACCAGCGCCTATACCTCCAGCGCCTAAAACAGGAGGATTACTAATAAAGAAATTATTCAATAAACAAAATTAAAATTAAAATGTTTAATACAACAACAAGTACAAGTACAGCAGAGAAATTAATCTCTAAATCTCAAAGCCACAAAACAATATTTGCAGCTTTGAAAAATAATTTAAGTAAAAGTAATGAAGCCATGTTAGTAGAAGATGGTAATTTACGTAAACAAGCAGAAGAATTAAAATTAGCACAAGACAACCTTAAGGCTGAAGTGATTGCTAATGAAAATGTTATAACTAACATTAATAGTATACTTGGAGAGTAACATCTCCTTGGCTGTGTTTTGAAAGACCGCGTAAAAAACTCCTGAAGGCTAATAACCAACAGGAGTTTTTTTTTATTACATGTAACTTAAAAATGATTAATCCATAATCTGTAAGAAACGCAGTGATGCTTTATAATCTTTTTCAGTTTGGGCCCAATAAGGTAAAGCTTTCTTAGTCTTCACCCATAGTTTAAGCCTTCCTTCATTTACACCTTGCTCATAACGCTCAGTTGGTGACATGAACTGTCCAAGAACTTTAGTGTATCTTTCTATAACAGATATACTAGCTGTTGGATTCTTCATCAACTTGATAGTTTCCGCAGGGTTTAAATAGAAAGTTAGTTCCGATAACTCTCTTCTTAAGAAGTATCTGGCCATTAAAGTCTCATCATCTGGCTCATCGTCAAATCCTCCCATGGCTGCATAAGCTAATACAGTCAATGTCATCATACCAAATTCAGCAACTAATCTTCTCATATTAGCTTTCTCATGTTTAGACATATTCTTGTAGTCAGCTGTTATAGCCTCGAACTTAAGTTCTTTTGCAGCAGGCAATAAAGAATTCTTTATAAACCTTGCAGCTGTAACATAGTATCCCTCTTGATATTGCTTCATATCTTCAGAGTAATATTTATCTACATCTCTCAATTCTTCAGATTTCTTAAGCGCTGTTGCATAACCTCTAAATCTACGAAGAGTAGTTGATTCCATCCATTTTTTCAAGAAAAATAGTAATTTACCCCACCATTCACGTTGAGCCTTATTCTTAAGATCATTATCATAGTTACCATGTAAGTCTATGATTTTTTTCTTAATTAGGCCCCTTGCGTCAACAAGTATTTCATCCTGCTTACCCGGTTGAGGTGAAAAAGTAGTTGCGGCAACCCAAGCAGGAAGCTTGGCTACTGACTCTCCTTTCTTATCTCTTTCAAAATACATAACCTCATCTAAAGTGGCAGCCTTGGCGACATCTTTTGTCACGTTACCATTTTTATCTAGATATTCCCCCTTCTTGTTTAGAACTTTAATATTATCCAAGACTGAATACATCACTTTAGATTGCATCATATGCTCACCACCTTGTGCTATTGGACGTAGCTTACTGGTGCTCATCATAGATTTTAATCTACTATTATCCTCGAAGTTATTATTTAAACTTTCTCTTGAACCTAATACGTTGAATACATCCAACATCATGTTAGTTCTTGAAGAGTGTACGTTAGATCCCATATCATCTACTAATCCTTTAGAATCTTTCCAGTATTTAACACCAGCATTCTTCCAGTTAGTAAGATTATATGTTTCACCACCCCACGCTTCTATCAAGTTGTTAACTGTACCAGTAGTTGCGTTAACAAAAGAGTTAACGAAGTTACCAACAAGAGCTACACTACCTGCATATTTCAAGAGAGTGGTTGTGGCCTTTTGCATATTTACGCCGGCCGCGGACCCTGCATCTTTCTCTTTTATTCCATAGATTCTACTTTCCATTATAGAAATAAGAGTTTTAACATCCTCAGGCAATTGCTCCTTAGGCAAATGCATTTGAATCTCTTTATCTCTACTGAACCCGTGCATAACCGCAAGCTTCTGTAATCCTGAATGATTAGGAATAAGTCTATTGCTCATAACATCAATCATAACATGTACTTGAGCCTCAAGCTTTTTCTTTTGTTCATAGTTCTTAGCCTCTTTCAAATTCATAAGTAAGATAGTGTGAATATCTAGACTTTGATCTGATTTGCTAAGTTTAGCTCTGAACGGAATAGGAACATCATACTTCTGCTTATTAGTAAGGTCAGCCATTCTACGAATAGAATTCTTTCCTTTGTCAGCAGCTTTAGTTCCTTCAGCTTCTAATTCAAATTCATCTTCTTTCTTCTTGAACATGTCAGTTACACTATCACCAACAAGAGATTTTAAATCACCAGCAAGAGCTCTAGCTTTGCTAGATCTTGTTACACCTGGTAATCTATAAAAATCAGCAACACCTGCTTTTTCAATTAGAGTTTGCTTACCTTCAGTCAAGACATGCGCATCTAATATCATTTTTCTCATAGATTTTAAGTGCTCCCTGTCTTTAACAGACAATTCTTCATAAGCAGGATTAGCCCATATTGATTTCTTAGGCTTAAGATCCAATCCATATGATGTCTTTTTAGTATCAGTATTCTCTTCAACCCAGTAAGCACGTTCACTCTTTCCAATAGCCTCTTGAAGAGTCATTGAGTGGGTTATTCCAGCTTCGGTATAAAACACATGAGTACCTTCGACTTTTAATCCATTACGAGGTAAAAGAAGTTCTTTAGTTTCTCCATTATATGTATATTTACCATCTTTCGTGACTTCTATTCCTGCAAACTTTTCCTCGTATACATTTTTATTCATCCACGAATTAGCCTCATAGTATTTAGCTAAGAAATCTGCTTTATATTCTGATATCAAATAAGATCCTTCATCAGTTTGATCAACAAATTTCTTATATCTTTCTTCTGTTCCGAGTGAGCTAGCATAGTCTTTAGAGAATTCTTTATAAGAATCTTCTACTTCTTTTGCTTGAGCTTGGACCCATCTGTCAACTTCAAAGTCAGCAGCATCTATCATTCTAGAAACTGTTTGAATTTCAGCATTAGCTATGTTTTTTTCAGAAACCAACCACCCGGTGGATGCGTGAATATCTGATAAAGATTTCTTAGACTGGTTCTCATAGAACTTAAGCGCTTCACTTTCAATCTTGTCTTTATTTGCTGTCATCTTAGCGTTAACCCAAACATAAATGTTATCATCAGGAGTGGCATTTCTAGACTCAAGATCAGCATATTGCTTCTCAAATTTCTTTCTCCAAGCAGTTACGTGCTCATTAGAATGCTCTACCATTGTTTGCGCGTATATCCTTCTTGAAACACCTAACATCTCTTGATTTAAAGTATCATAATCAGCTATGATCTTATCAAGTACGGCCATTCTTTTTTTCTTTTGACCATTATTATCTTTAAGATATCCTTTCTCATATTGTTCTAACATCAATTGCTTAACATCAGGAATCATGGTAAATACAGATGTAAAGAATTTAATGTTCTTGATATCCTCAGGAGTCAATTTACCTCTTTCAGTTAACCTGCTAACAAGTGATTTGTATTCATTAACACTCTTCTGTGAAAATGCAACATATCTAAGCATTGCTCTTGAGTTAGCTGTTTCATTAAGCCTACTCATCTCATCAGTCAATTTCTCATCTAAAGCTTTAACTTCTTGGTATTTAGTTTTCTCACCTTTCTCTAATCCAGCCTTTTTAGATTCTTCAACCTTAAGTTCTTTTTTAGTACGAGGCTCAATAGCTTGTCTCAAGTTAGCAATAGAAGAAACAATTTGATTATAAGTGTTTTCAAGTTCAACAACTTCTTCGTCTTTTTCTTGTTGTCCGAAATTCTTCTCTTGTTGATCCTGTTCCGATAAATTTGCTAGCAAATCAGTCTTAACAGTATTGTTTAATAACTCTTTTGTTAAGCTTGTTACTTCGCTTTGATTTAATCCAAAAGCTCTTCTTAAGAAGTCAAAGAACCAATTTTTAAATGCTGTCCACATTCCAGCTTTTTCATTGCTATCCCAAATGTCAACACCTTCTCTACCAATTGCAGTGGCCAAAAGTTCTTTCTCAAACATCTCATCACTTAGTTCAGGATAACCTTCTTTTACTTCATCGTACAATCCTGTTCTCTTAAGCTCTTGTAATGCCTTCTGCAATCTTTTGTTCTTTAAGCCACCAGGAAATGCATCTATAAAGATATGCGCAAATTCGTGAATAGCAGTAGTTTTAAAGACAGCTTTAGGGTTAATTAAGATAACAGGTTTACCAGCAGCAATTGTTCTAGGATCCGAAGCTCCTAATACTCTTGATGTAGGAACTGTGCTATCCATAATAACATCTACATTCATTTTACTTTGTAAGTGAGCTATTTTAGCATTAAATACTTGAAGTTCTTCAAATTGATAGTCATCACTAGGTAATACTCTTTCTTCTTGAGCACCTTGAAATGTTTTTTTATAAACATCTCTAATAGCATCTTTTGCTTTATTCTCAATATCTTTGCCTAAATATTCTTTTCTAGGTTCCCACTTTCCAGTTTCTTTGTTTTTTACATTATAAGATTCTATGTTTCTAGACCCTATTCCTGCATAATTAGGAGTAAGAGTTGGAGTAGGTATTTCTACCCATTTACCATCCATGGCCTTATACCATTTTTTAGATTTAAGATCCCA